ATGGCCCATCTCATCGAAACCATGGCCTACGCCGGCGACACCCCCTGGCATCTGCTGGGCCACCAGCTCCCCCCGAAGCAGCCTCTGGAAGTCTGGGCTCAGAAGGCAGGTATGGCCTGGACAATTTGCGAAACGCCCGTGCATTACATAAGCGAGCGCACTGGTGGTATCCAAACCCTCAAGTCCTTCGAGGAACAGAAAGTCCTCTATCGCAGCGATACCAAGGCGGCCCTGTCGGTGGTCAGCAATCGCTACCAAGTAGTCCAGCCCCGGGCGGTGCTCGAGTTCTACCGGGACCTCATCGAGGTCTCTGGCTGCGAGATGGAAACAGCAGGCGTTCTCAAGGCGGGTCGGAAATTCTGGGCCTTGGCGCGCACCGGCCAGCGCACCGTGCTCAAAGGCTCGGATGCTGTCGACGGCTACCTGCTGCTCGCTACCTCCTGCGACGGCACCCTGGCCACCACTGTCACGCCGACAACCGTGAGGGTTGTTTGCCACAACACCCTCACCATGGCTATCAGCGGCGCGAGCAGCAACGCCATTCGAGTGCCACACAACACCAGCTTCGACCCCGACGCCATCAAACGCCAGTTGGGCATTGCTGTGTCGCAATGGGACAACTTCATGCATCGCATGAATGCCCTGTCTGAGCGCAAAGTCAAGAGCAAAGAAGTCGAAGGCTACATCCAGCGCGTGCTCTACGGGCCGGACGAACTGGATCAGCCAACGGCGTCCAATGCCAATGCGCAGTCCGTGCCGCGCGCGTTGGCGGCGCGGAAGGTTCTGCAACTGTACGAAGGCAAAGGCCGTGGCGCCGAACTCGCAGCCGCTCGGGGCACTGCCTGGGGCCTGCTGAGTGCAATGACCGAATACGTCGACCACGAACGACGTGCCCGCAACCGCGAGTACCGCCTTGACAGTGCCTGGTTCGGTCAGGGCGCCGCACTGAAGCAGCGAGCGCTGGACCATGCGCTTGAGCTCGCTTCATGAGGCAGACAACCAACCTCGGCACCGCCTCTCCACCACGTCCCCCTTACCAAAAGCCCCGTCCCTCCATCAGGAGGACGGGGCTTTTGGCTATGGGCACTCCATTTCAAGGAAGACATCATGTACACACGTGCTGAACGCTTGCGAACTGCGAGCCTCACAACCACAAGGCGCGTCGCACTGCACCTAGTCTCAACGTCGAAAAGACTTGGATCGGCGGCGATCGTTGATCGCCAGATCGACAGTCCCCAGCCCTCGGAAGTCGGCATCGGAAACCGCGATGCCGCCGCTGCCCTCGGACACGATCCCTTCAAATCCCAGGTCCGTCTCTGGATGGAGAAGAAAGGGCGCCAAGACCTATTGCACCCAGTGCTGGTCCAGGACGATAGCCTGGGGTACTGGGGGCTCTTGCTCGAGCCGATCGTAGCAGCGCATTACACCAATAGGACCGGGCGCAGGATCCGGCAAGTCAACGCCACGCAGCGGCACCAAAAGCATCCGTGGATGATCGCTACCGTCACGCGCGAGGTGGTGGACGCACCCGATGTCCAGCTTCTTGAGTGCTCGTGTGTCGGCATGGACGCCGCGCCCCTATGGGCTCACGGCGTCCCGGCGTACATGCGGCTTCGGGTCATGCATTTGCTTGCTGTCACGGGTCAACGCGCCGCCGATGTGGTCGCGCTGCTGGGCGGCCAGGACCTGCAGATCTATCGCATCGAGCGCGACGAGGCCGAGATCGCATGGCTGATCAGGCAGGAGAAGGTGTTCTGGCGCAGTGTCGAATGCGATCAGGCCCCGCCTTCGCGGGATGAGGATATGCCGGTGTCCTGAAATGTGGGGACGTTAGCGTTCCTGCCAGAGCGTCCACCACCGGCGTGGCGCCGATCTCGTCTCCAGGGGCCGTAGATCCAGGGTGTCGTAGTTCGTAAATGGTGCCCCAGCGCGCCGGCGCAACTCCGTCTCGAGTTCATGAGCGATCCCGCGCGCGTGAAGGTCTCCCTCCAGGGCCTTCCTGTGCCACTCGATGGCCATCGCACTTAGCGCCTCGTCGGGCCGCTCCTGCTTTGTCGTCATGCGCAGATTGTGCCGCATCGGCCAGCGTTCCTTAACAGCTGTCCTGAGAGGGGCATGAGACATCGCGCGCCAGCGCAGTAGGCGTGTTTGTCAGTTCCTGTTCTCTTGCCTTTCGAATCCCTTTGCCTTCTTTTTAACAACCCGAATAGAAATGAACAACGAATCAATCACTCCAGCCCCGTGGGCGCATGGGCCTTCCGCACTGCAGTCGGTGGGGCTTCATCGCTACATAGCCCGGACGCTGCGTGTCAGTTCGAGCCACCTGCCCTGGGAGATCGCGCGGCAGATACACGCGGAGGACCAGATGGGCGAGACCTGTGGTGCGTTCCCATCCACTGGCGGCCTCCTGATCCTCGAGCTCGACGACTACAGCTGGCGCGCCGATGTCACGGCCGACAGCATCGCAGCGGCACAGGCGCTGCGATGGGACGCACTGCGCCGGTTGCTGCGGCTGGCGCAGGCCTACCAATGCGAAGCCCTGGAGCTTGCCGGCGACCACCTGGTGTTGCCGGCCGTTCTGGAGTTCGAGGTCTTCCCATGGCCTTGAGCCGTTTCGCACCTCCTTCATTCGAATCTCAACCGGTAGCCGCCTTCATGACTTCCATCTCCATTTCCATTGACACCGCCAGCAAGTACTTGCTGGGAGGCAATGTGTACACAGGGCATCAGCTCCAGCGTGCCATCCATTGCGCGCACAGCGTGGCGCGCGCCTACGAGATCGCCGATGTCGACAATGGCGGCGATGGCAGCGTGGACTGGAGCGAAATCGACGATGCGCAGCGCGAAGCCATCGATGCGATGGGGCCGCTGGCGATGCGCGAGATCATTGCCTCAGCTCGCGAGTACAACGGCCTCTTGCCACCGGCATCGCGGACGCAGGGCGAAGACTCCTTGCTCAGCGAAGAAGAAAACGCCGAGGCCTGCGCCGAAGGCTGGTCTCTCTTCACGCACATGGGCCAAACCACCGAACTTCGACTCGAGCGCATCGACAGTCCCGACGAGGGCGATGGTGCGCTGCCCGACGATGCGGCCGCCTGGATCCGAGTCTGGACCCGGGCCACCCCCTTGCATCTGAAGGTGATCGACCTCCTGAAGGAATCATCCCCTGCAGAGTACGCGCGCATCGAAGCCTATGTCCATGGTGCTGAGGCATGTCTTGCTGCCGCTGGAACGCCTGGCTCGGGGGCGTTGTGATGCGTCAACAAGGTACGCAGCCTCCATGACAGTCACTTGCTTCAAGCGCTTTTCTTCATCAACCCAGCCCGCCTTGTGCGGGCTTTTTTACGTCTACACGATGCACCACTCTCTTGTCTTCCTGTTCTCGTCGATGACTGCGGCTCGGCAGTCCATCGGTCTTCACCCTCGCGACCTGTTCGATGTCCGCCTCGCACAGGGGCATGCATTGGCGGCGGGCGCCTGACATGGGCTCCATCGTCTACCGCGCCACCAAGGCGCAGGCGATCCACGATGAGCTTGCCAGCGTCGGGGCTTCTTCCACGGTGCTGGCGCACCGCGTGATCGGCAACCGCCTGTGGTTCCTGGCCCAGACCCGCACGGGCGAGCGTATCGGGCGCAAGTGGGTTGGCCTGACGCTGATCGACTGCATAAACGGCGAAGCCGCCGTCAAGTGCCTGGATGAGTCCTGCGGACCTTGCTACTACGACTGCCCGCTCTCATTCCTCGCCCAAGCCGATGCACCCGTGGGGCCGTATGCGGGCCCTTGGCGCGAGAAGGTGCGCGCCTTTCACAGCAACCGGGCGGCCAAGCGTGCAGCTATCCGCCCGGGCGCACGCGTCGCCTATGGCGCTCACGTCTACGTGCTGCGCCGGCGCCTCGGACGCCGCGGCTGGGATGTCGAGCGCGAGAGCGACGAACTTCCCTTGCGCATGAAATCCCGACAACTCGGCAACGCGACGGTGTTGCCTTCTCAGGAGAAACATCCATGACAACCCGATTCCAGCGGTACACCACGGTGCCGCCCCACACCCGCGACCCCTTCGCCCAGGACATGCTCAAGTGGTCGGCCCAGTTCGACGTTCCCTCGATCGGCGAGGACGTGCTCATCCGTATCAACGGCATCGGCCGCGCCAAGGTGGTGGGCTACGCGTCGCAAGGCGTCTATCTGGGCGTGATGACCGTGCCGTACAGCCCGCCCGACTGGTGGATCCGGCAGAACGGACTGCCCAGCCTCGACAACGCGGCATTGGCCTTCGGTGCGGAGATCTCGCGCGTCGATGCAGGGGAGGGCGCATGAGCGGCGCATCGTCCACGCCGCGCACGGTGCTGGTGTTCAGCGTCGAGCTTGCCGTCTTCGATGAGGAGGCACTGGAGCGTGCGGCCAGGGCTCGCGCGCGCGAGGACGGCTTGAGCGACGAGGTGTGGGCATCCATGCGCTCGGGCATGACCGATGACCTGGTCATGCTGCTGGATCCTGGCCTCATTGCCGATGCGGGCTTTGAGATCCTTCAGTCGATATGTGAAGTGAGCGAGGTGAGCGAGCATGCCATCGACCAACGTTGAGTTCGTCACCGAGTTGATGGAGTTCAGCGTCCACGGCGCGCTCATCCAGGCCTTTGTGATGCAGGCGCTGGAGCAGTACGCCAGGCGCGTGGCTGCGATGGATCCCGAAGCACTGGACACACCCATGGTCAGCGGCCGTGCCTGGCACGGTTGCGCTGTGGAGGTGCGAAACAAGCTGGCCAGACGGCTGGGTCGCAATGAAGCAGGACCGCCAGCACCTTCGTCCGCCCAAAAGCGCTGAGGCAGCAGCAGCTGACTCGCTTTAGCTGCACACAAAAAAAGGGCGCCCTGCGCCGCATCGGACCTCTCGGTCCGCCTTCATTCCCCACACACGCACCCACCACGCCCCGGCCTCTCTGGCCTGAAGCGTGGTGGATGCGCGCGCGGATCTGGATCGCCCGTGGGGGCCGGCACTTCATGGCGCTGCCGTCAACGGCTGCGCTCACAAATAGAGGATCAACTTTGTCCATTCCAACAATGGCGCGGGCACAGGCTCGCCCATCCGCCAATTCGCCGCCACAAAAGCGGTCGAATCACTCTGCCGGAGCTTCTTCCGAGCAGGACACCCGCACCTATCACCTGGTGCGTGTCAGTCGCAACCGCAAGACCGGTCCGATCCCGGTGACAACCACGAGTGCGAACTCGTGTCCGCCGAACTGCAGCTTCAAAGGCAATGGCTGCTACGCCGAAAGCGGCCCCCTGGCCATCCATTGGCGCCACGTGTCCAAGGGGCTACGAGGTCACACGTTCGATGAGTTGCTGCAGGAGATCGCTACCTTGCGCCGCCACGCCCTGTGGCGCCACAACCAGGCGGGAGACCTGACGCCTGAAGCGCCCGGTGTCATCGATGCCCGAATGCTCACACGGCTGGCCATGGCGAACCGGGGGCGCCGTGGATTCACCTACACCCACTATCCGCCGACATCCGTCAACCAAGTGGCAATCCTCAATGCGAACCGGCTTGGCTTCACGGTCAACCTCAGTGCCGAGACCTTGGTTCAAGCCGATGCGTATGCGGACCTCGGTATCGCGCCCGTGGTGGTCGTCCTGCCTCAGAGGCTCACCAAGCCCATCCGTACGCCAGCCGGGCGCCAGGTGATTGTCTGCCCCGCCAGCACCGGAAATTCCGATTGCCTGAACTGCGGCATCTGCCAGCAGCGCGATCGCGCCGCCATCGTGGGCTTCCCGGCCCACGGCGCAGGCGCACAGCGCGTGCAGGCGATTTTCTTCGAAGGCAGGCCCTCATGAGAAGACTGCTGAACGGGGCCGCAGCGTCGGTCACGAGTAACCAGAACGAGATCTTCGTGCTCGACGAGGCGTTTCTTCAGCGAGTGGATCGCGTGATGCTGCAGCGCAAGCAAACCGACCCGTTCCAACGGGAAGCGGCCTGGCGCGCCACCGAAGAGGAAGTGCGGGTGAAACGACTCCGGCTGCAGCATGAGGACCCTGTTCGGAGCGAGCGGCGCTGAATGGCGATCCGCCCACCGCAAGGGCTCCTCTCGCTCTCACGGCCTTTTCCCGACGGCACAAGCCCCGGCTCCCACCGGGCTTGTTCTTTGGGGGCTCAAAAACCTGAACTACCAACCATGTAGAAAGAGAAAGGACATTGCCATGGGAATTTTCTACGGGCCGATCGAGTACTTGAGGGCCTTTGCGCTGGTGCTAGCCACCGGGATCTTCTTCGGCTTCGGGCTGGGGTGGCATTTCTGCCAGTACTTCCGCTGGCGCGCGTCGCACGCTTATCGCTGAAGCCGAGTGGCTCCTTCCGGAATGGAGCTGTTCACTGCGCCTGCGAGAGCTTGCTCGCACACTCGACGAGCGACTTTCGTTGCTTCAGGTTCAACTGCCCAAACCACAAGATGAGCTTGGCCAAGTCGTCATCCGGGGCATAGAAATATGCCACTGGCACATTGAGCTCGGAGGCCAATCGCTGAGCGAATGCCATGTTGGGCTCATGAATGCCGCTCTCGTAGCGGGAGATGCGCGCGCTCGCGGTCCCTTCGTCCAACCCGGCCTTCACACCGAGCCGATCCTGCGGCAACCCGGCAGCTACCCTCGCCATGCGAAGGCGTACTCCAAAAACAGAGCGGGCAGGACTGAGAGAAGGCACTATTACGATATTCGTAACAAGAGGCGACCTCGTCTCTACGTTTAACGTAGAATTTTTCGGTATTGGCGCGCCCGGGTATGCAAGGTCGATCTCCACCACGACCTCGCGCCGCGTTCATCGGCCGACTTCGCTTCAAGTTCACTTCCTTCAAGGCTTTTCATGAAAACCATGCTCGGCACCGTCTTCGCCGCGCTCATCGCGATCGTCTTGACGCCCTTGGCGCTTGCCAAGGGCATCGATCCGCTCATCAACCCCGATGCCGTGAGGCACCAGATCGACCGATCGGCCATGGAGATTCAGCTGCAGGGCTGGAGTCGCGACCTCAAGTACCCGGTCTATCCGATCCAGGTGCAGGCGGGCGGCAGCGGCGTGTACTACACGACCACCGAACGCGTGAAGGTCTACAAAGAATTCGACTTCGACGAACTGCGCTGCGAGATCGGCGATGCCGACCGCGCTGTGCTCAAGGCGCCTGGCTATGCCTGCGCCGATGGCGTGTGCATGACCAAGGAAGGTGCCGTGCTCGGCACCGATCCCCGACGGCCGGTGAACAAGAAGCATCGCTGCTGACAGGTGTCGGCCGCGCCGTCAGATCTCCAACCCTCTTTTAACTTTTCATTCCATCTCAACAATGACTCTCAAAGCAAAACTGATCGCAGGTTACGGCGGTGTCGGCGTCCTCGTTCTGCTCTACCAGTGGGTCTTCGTCTCGGGCGCGAGCTTCGGCGTAGCGTTCGGCAAGGCATTGGTCTGGCCGGCCGTGATCTTCCCGGCGCTGGGCGGATTCATCGGAGCCATCCTCCTGATCGCGATTTTGGTAGCCATCTACCTCGCTTGAGGAACGGGGCCCAACATGCCACAGAGTTCCTCGCGGCTACCGCGCTTCGTCATGCTTTCTGTATTCGCGTGCGCCGGGATGACGGCCTGCTCCGGCGACGAAAGCCGCATCTATGACGCCTACAAATGCGCCAACGTCGCGCAGATCCTCGGGCGCCACGAGCAGGCCGGCGCTGCCGTCATGAAAGTCAAACCGCTTCTGGATCAGAAGACGGGTAACCCGGGCCAATACATGATGGGTTTACGGGACAAGTTCACGGACGACATGGCGCTCTACAAGCTCAGCCCCCGCGGCCAAGCCGAGAAGATCAGCGACATCTACGAGTCTGGCACTTGCCAGAAGCTCTACCAATAGCCTCCGGCCATGCCCAATCTTCCGGTTGGGCGTGGTCGGTATGCCTTCTTTTTTTGGGGAGTCCACCCCGGCATTCCTCAAGCAACTGCTTCTTCAAAGCCATGAATCATTACGAAGTGCTGGGCATACGTCCCAGCGCCTCCCAGCAGGAGATCGAACTCGCCTACAGGGGCCGGCGCACCCAGTACCACCCTGACAAGTACGCCACTGCCGATGTCGACACGGTGAAGTGGGCAACCAACAAAATGCAGGAGGTCAATGCCGCCTATGCGGCGCTGTCGGATCCTGTCGGGCGAAAGGCATTCGACTCGCGCCCCCAAGCGGATGAGGGCCCGAGACAGCCACGCGCGACTGAAAAACGTCCAGTTCGCACTAGCCTTCAGGAACTTCTTAGCACGCGGCTGGCTCCCTATGTCGGCTTCTCGCGGATTTACTTCGCTCCTCGCATCCCGGTCAAGAAGCTCAGTGCCGCTCGCGGCAACTACGCTGTTGACCTTAAGGAAGAAGATGTTGTCGCGCTCATCGACACCACGGTATTTGGCGGGGCCAAAGAAGGCATTGTTCTGACGCAGGAAGGGGTGCGGGTCAAGGAGCTGATGTCTGCGGCTGTTGACTTGCCGTGGACCGACATCCGCTCTCTCGACATCCGCGGGACGGCCATCTGGGTCAACGGCCATCAGGTCGCCGACTGTCCGATGGTCGACAAGCCTGAACTGGAGCGACTTTTCGCGGTCGTCCGGGAGTTTCTAAGGGAGCCAAGCCCGAACGGCGCTTCGGGCGCCGCAAGTGAAGCTTCGCATGCGGCCTCCAATCCAGCCCCATGGACCGATCCGGTCCTGAGCCACGAGGTTTATGTGGCGGCGAAGCAGCGCCTCATCGAACTGTCTGATCTGCTGGAACCAGTCGAGCAGGAAGTGGGAGAGGAGTGGCTGGACCGGCAGGCGCTGGCGAACCTCTTTGAGTTGTCTGGTGAAGCGCTGGGCGACCCCAGAAAGGCGAAATTGGCCTATCGGTGGGTCCTGGAGGTTGGACGTCTTTGCGAAGCTGCGGTCACTTCTTTGAATCAGGGAGGGAGGTCAATCGACCAGGACCTGTTCCAGGGAAACTGGGATGAGCCCGTTGCGATTCGAGATCTGCGTTCGGTGCTGAAGAACCTTTTTTCAATGATCCACGAGGAGCGCGAGAAGGAGCGGGCCAATCGGTTCTTTGAAAGATAGGTCACAGGCATAGAGGTGGAGGCGGTGCTCCTGCCGCCCGAGTTTCTGCGGTTCTATTGCGTGGACAGGCGCTCCGCGATTTCGCGTGCGCCCAGGCTTCGCACCGCCGCGAGACTTTCGAGTTGCGTCGCTCGCGGACGTGCTTTACCTTGCTCCCAGTGGTAGATGGTCTGCCCCGAGACACCCACCAGTTGCCCATAGCTTGCGGCGGACAGTTCAAGCTTTGAACGGTGTGCCACCAACCTCGTCGCACTGAATCGGCGCTTCGTGCCGGCTTCTTCATCCTCCAAACTTTTGACTGTGTCGGAGCGCGTCGCGCCCTTCGCAACACGACGAAGTTCTTTCTCCAGGGCGCTTACCTGGCGGCGCAGTTCGGCGATCGAGGCGCGATGTGCGACCGAGGCTTTTTTGAGCGTTTCGATTTCAGCTCGTACTTCCTTGCGGGCGACGCGAGAGATTTCGGATTTGAGGATAGAGGCGATATTTGGCATGAAGGGATTGTGTCGTTGCATTGCCGCCTTGCCAGCAGGCGGATTTCCTTAGAGTGAACGCTTCTGCGCACACATGATTCCCGCGGAAAGCTCCCGCCACCGCGCTGTCGGGCGATTGTGCATCGTCTTGGGGTCAGTAACTCACTGACGGCTGAGACGGTTCACTCGGCCTCCAGATCGGGAAGAAGCGCTTCTTCTTCTCGGAAAACATGTGCGTCAACAGTTCTCGCTGCAGCGGTAGCAGTTTCTCAGGACGGCCACCCTTTTTCGGGTCCTTTGCCTTAGGCCAGCCTCCCTTGTTCAACAGGCGATCCTTCGTCCCTGTCTGGGCCTCGGCGTAGTAGCAACCCTTCCCGGCGTAGCGCGTCACCACGCTGCTCAGAATCTTGCGCTTGGCCAAGTCGTGTCGGTGAACCATCCCGACGCCTACCGCTTTGTGCTTGCCTTGCTTCGCGTCGAGATTGCAATTGTGGTAGCGACCGTTGTCACCCGTGATCTCCTTCAGCCAATTCAAACCGATCGCCGTTGCAATGCCAACGTCGTTTTGATGATCGTCACCGTTCAAGAACAGCGTGACGTGAAAGTGCCAGCCGGTCTCGATTCCGTATTCGGTGCCGATGATGTACCCGGCAATCGGCTGGGGCTTCTTCTTTGCATCTCGATCCTTCTGCGACTGAATCACCTTGGGAAGAACACGATTGAGGAACTTGATCAGTGTCTCGCGGTAGGCGCGTGCTTGGGTCCAGTCATGCGCCGGGGCAAACCCTTCGATGAACATGCAATCGACTCGAATCACCAGGAGACGCGAGTGACGACGGAATTGAGCATCGGTGTAGCGCCGGATGCAGGTAAGGTTGCGCCGCACCTTATCTTGATGAAGTTTGACTGTCTTGCGAAAGGCCGGCTCACGCGCTCCTGAGCGCAATGCCGCAAGCATTCGCTGTCGAGCTTCAGCGTACTGCTTGTGCTCCGCCTTGCTTAGTGCTTTGCCCAAGGCCCTCCAGTTAAACAGGCGCTCTCTGGCAGCGCACTGGATGAAGAGCTCGACGTAGGGGTGAAGGCGATGCTTTGGAAGGTTCTCCTGCAGTTGTTGTGGTGTCAACCAGAGTGCACGTTGAACTCGCTGGTCTAGCTTTGATCCGAAGCGCTGAACGGGGGACTTGCTTGGTGCGCACTGAGAGGGCCCCTCTGCGAGCAGATCGCGGGTGAGGCCGACAATGTCTTCAATGTGCTTGGCCGTCTGAAAGCCAGACGGTATGCGAAGGCATTCCTTCCCATTGAAGGTATCGTGGTAGATCATGCTGATGCACAAGGCACGCTTGTCACTAAACGATGGTGACGAAGGCGGACAAGATGATGGTGTTGCTATGAAGTTGGTCATTTGGGTGAATGTCATAGTGGGAAAGTCCACGCGTCTGATGGCAACTAGATACAGATCCGAATGAGATCGATAATCTCGACGGAAAGAGGGTCCTGGGACGGGGTAGATAATTTCGAATGAGATAAAGAGATAATCCGAAACCTCTTCTCCCCAATGAAGCGAAGATGTCCAGGGGAATCACGTATCTATTGCCATAGATATGACATCAGGTCGATAAAAAGTTATCACGCTCGACGGGTGTGTTTTCGAGGTAGTGAGCAACGATTCCGAAAGCGCGGCGCTGGTGCAAAGTTGGCTTCGCCTTTCCCGCACGCATCCGCTGCTGTGCACTTCAATCGAGGTCAGGAGCGCGTGGATGACGCAAGCGATGAGGGGGCGCACTACAGCTGGAATTTGAGCGACAGGCGTTGATTGAGCGCTGCCAAGAAATCGGGTCGGTGGTGCACACATCGGCGGTGCTCGAACAGACCTTTTCGACTGGACCAAGGCCAGTGCCGGAACAAGTTCGCCAACGTTGAGAGCAAGCCGCCGAGCATCGAGCAGACGGCGATTCTCCAGCTGCGTGCCGAGCTAGTACGCGTGCAGACGTCGCGTACTTTTCGGATGAGCGGCGACGTATTTCGTGAGCGTAGCGGCGAAGTGCGCCTGCATTCAAAAAGCTATCGATGCAAAAGCACGATGCGCTTGGCTGTCGTCGCTCGCGCGATGCTTGCGCATGTTGGAGGCGACCATGGCTATCGTGTCCGAATGCGACTCGAGTAGAAGGCGTTGGAGTAGTTGCGCGGGGCGGTATGCCTCCAGCCAGATCGAGCCCTGCTCGGGGCAACGTGCTGTTCATGCGGGTCCCGTCGACGCTGCGGCAGCGTGGCCGCTGGCTGCTCGTCGGTCCGGTCGAGCTACAAGCCGCTTGGCCTGAAACACCTTCAAGGGACGTCAGGTTCACTGAGTCATAAAACAATGCGATTCCATGCGACAAATCGCATGGAATCGCATTGTTTCGGAAGTCGAAGCGGCCGAAGCCGCCTCCCGCGGGAGCGCTCAGAGCGCGCCGAAGTTGGGACCGCGATAGATGAAGCGGCGGCGACCGAGCCGGCCGATCCACACTTTGCTGCCAGCGGTTAGGTAGTCTAAGACCTCGTCGTAGCGCGAAGCAGGGCGGATCGGGCCATTTCGCAGAATCTCATTGCGGGGAAGCGGCTGATTGCCGTTCCCGTAAAAGAGCGTCTGGATGTAGTGCTCCAACGCCTTGGCATCGGCTTGAAGTTGCGTCACGCCGCTTTGATGCCCGAACAGGCGCTTGAATTCATCGATATGCCAGCAAATGATCAAGAATGCGCATTCCAAGGCGTTGAGACTGATCTGCCCCTGCTGCTTGGTGAAAAAGTGCAGTAGCGCCGCGAGGCGACCCGTCATTTCCATCGACTTCGATGCGAAATCCTTGATGTCGTTCAAATAGCCGAACGGCTGCAACATCGCTTCCACCTGGTTCGTTAACGCGATCCAGCGTGTCACCGCCTCGGGCGAGAACTCCAGCACTTTGCGTTTGATCGGACCTTCGGCGAGCCGTCGGTCGTATTCTTCGAGCAACTCCTTGATGCTGCTGTGAAAGCCAGGGAGATAGACCCATTGCTCGTTGTACCAGTACACAAAGCGGAAGCCCTGCGTGGAGGGCGGAGCTCCCACCAGCACACGCGCCCAGAAGCCAGAACCGCGAGCGAGGTCGCCGTGACGGTGCAGGTAGTTCTTGAGCACGGCGGGCTGGACCATGATGCTCATGGTGCCTCGCGGATGGCGGGCGACGATGTGCACACCGCGTCCGCGATCAAGCGACAGCATTTTGGCGCCATCCCAGACCCGGTTGTGCACACTGAACGTCGTCATCGCACTGCCTTTGAGGACGGCCTCACCTTCGTCCGACATGAGCGCGATGGATTCGCAGTCACCCTCGAGTGCCTCGATGAGCGCGCGTTCGGAGATGTCCTGACGATGGAGTTGCCGCAGACGGGGTGTAATCGGCTTCTTCTTCTCGTGCGCCTCCCACTGCTGTTGGATCTCATCGGTCGGCTCGTCTTGGTGCGCGGCCTTCTTGAGCTTGCCCCGGAGTACCTGGTCTTTTGCTTGCCACACTTTCATGTCGCACATGTACTGCGAGAGATCCTTTTGGTACTTGACCGAGCGAGCCTCGTCATGAGCGTGAATGGGGGCCGACACGATGCCGTCGACTGCCGACTTGCGTTCGCCAGACTCTGCGATGGTCAAGAAGTTGGTCGAGACAGGACGGAGCTGGCCAGTGGGCAGCAGGACGTCGACGAGGCTCTGACTCGCCGCCGAGATGGCGGACAAGATGGCCATACAAATCAAAGCATCGGGAGCCTGCACCTTGGCTTGGATCTCCCCGACAAGACGCGCCAGTTCGGGGGGCAGCGCATCGACAGGGTAGGGAGGTGTGATGATGGGAGGGTTCACTTTTCGCTCCCTTCTTCGAGTTGGGCTTCCGTCGCGGGCGGCGTCATTTGCACTCCACCGCAGGACGAGCAGCGGAGGCCTTCCCCGTTTTCGTTGCGCTGAGCACGAGCTTCCTCGAGCAGCTTCTTGAATTTCGCCGGATGCAGCTTCAGGCCGTCGCGCCCGAGCGCTTCCAAGACAGCACGCTGCGTCACGCCGCGGGTGAGCGCCTGCTCGATGTTGGCATACAGCGCGGTGAACTTGGTGGCGGTGCTGCGCTCGCCCGTGGGCTGGAGCGCGTCGAGCGACTTCATCAGCGCATCGCGGCCTTCGAATTCGAGGGTGGTGGCCATGTCGCTCATTGCTGGCTCTCCTCGATCAGCGTCTTGATCGAATCGGCGGGCCACAAGAGTCGGCGGTTCAGCAGACGCAGCGGTTTGACACCGAAATAGGAGCCGTGGAGGCTCAGGCGCTTCCGAACGGTTTGTGCATTGACGAGTTGCTGCGTTGCAAACTCAGTGGTGGTGAGCCGGAAGCGATCCGCCGGATGGGGCAGAGCGCGGATATCAAGTGCCATGATGGCTCCTTCTGAACAGGTTGAAGAAACTTCGCGCCGGAAGGAGCCACGTCGTCAACGATGTTTCACGTCCGTCGCCGTGGCTCCATGCCGATGCGTGGAGCCAGTGTCAAATGGAGCGTTGTGCAGGAGGACGGGGTGAATGCCCGAGACCGGAAATGAATGCCAATGAAGGCGGGCTCGGTTCTGAAGTGCGAAGCTTGCTCGCGATTCGTTTAGCAGCCCACGCTCACCGACTTCGACTGGCGCTTCAATCCGAAGCTGCCCCGTCAGGCGTACTTCGAGCTGCACACGCTGAAGTTCATCGCTGACGGGGCCAACACCCTGATCATCGGCAAGCCAGGCGCCGTGAAGTCGCATGTTGCCAAGGCCGCCGCCTACCAAGCCACCCTGCAAGGGCATGAAGTTCGCTACGTCGAGGCCGACATCGAGTTGCCAGCTTCACACTGGCAAGCACCCAAGGTGCAGACGGCGCTGATGCGTGCGTACGTCGAATCTGATCTGCTTGTCTTGGACGATCTCTTCCTTGCGCGGTGAATCGCCGACGCCGCCAAGTTGCTCCAGGCCATCGTGCATCAGCGCTACAAAAGCTGCGGCAGCATCGTCGTGACCTCCAACCGCGTCGTGCAGGACGGGCGCAAATACCTTGGCGACGCGACCACGGGAACCACCGATCCTCGATCGGCTCATGCATCGTGCCGTCATGCTCGAATTCGAGGGCAGGAGCTATCGGCTGAAGGAGGCCGTTGCACGCCTGGCGATCGCCCCCGACGCGTGAGCGATCAATAACGAAACCCTCGTCCTGCCTGGAGGAATTTTGGTGTCCACTGGTGGGGGAGTTTGAAGTGTCGATCCGGGATCCAGTCAGCGAAGCTCAACGGACACGAGCCGCACGCGTACCTCAGCGACGTTCTCGAGCGCCTGCCCACCCAGCCCGCCAATCGCGTCATCGAACTGCTGCCGCATCGCTGAGTGTCGTCGGCAGCCTGATCTGCGACTGCCGTCAAGATGGGATCGCCACGCGCTTACAGCGCAACGCGCAGGACACTGGCCGACGATTTTTGGGGCAGGAGATCACGCGCCACAAAGAGTTGGCAGCCAACATGGGCATTGCGGTATATCTCGCTGATTTGGTCCGCCCTTGGCAGCGGTGTGGCAAGAAGAACCTCGACGGTCTGGTACGTGAGTGCCAGCGCCAATCGTGCAGACCATCCAGGAAAGCTTTATGCGATTGCCAACGAAATCAACGATTTTCCGCGCAAGGGCCTGGGCGAGCTAACGTCGCTGATCTATTGCGAGTTGCCGCCATTTGCGCCCAGCAAGTGCACCCTGTTGCGACGAAGGAACTGATCTAGAGCGTCACGAGTGTAGGGTGCCCAGATATGCGTCCCACACGGAACCTCCAAAATGTCAGGGTCCGTGAATCTGAGCGAGAAGTGATTTCCGCTCTTAGCCATTTCTAGTAAATGGTTCCACACGAGCCTTGGCTGTCGAATTCCAGTAGGCCAGGTCTTGTCTAGGGCCTCGGCGATTTCCATTGCAATGGGCAAGATGATCTTGCGGTTCTCGACTAGGACCTCCATGCGCTTGAAAAAATGCCCAGGACTTGGTTGCTGGGCGTTTGGAAGCGAGGTTTCGATCTCGAGCGGGGGTTGCCTGCTGCGTTCAACGGCGGCATGCTGTTCCAACTCAAGGAGGCGTGCCACCACGTCTTGCGGTGCAGGGCCTGCTTTTTGGAACCCTGCGAGGCGAAAGAAGTAGTGGAGAAGTTCAGGAGGAGCAATTGCTCCCCTATAAGCCTCTTCGCACCAGAGTAGGAAGTCGATGGGCGCCTGCTCCGTCGGTACGTCGGACCTGGAGCCGTCATCGTCCTCATAGCTTTCAGCCCATTCTTCCATCACAGAACAAGCGCTACGCAGTTGATTTAACGAGGCGGCAACGGCTGGATTCAGTAGCTGGCTACCTTCGTCAGGGATCTTCGTGGCGTAAGCAGCAGGTTGTACTCCGCTAATGAGCATTGCGCCGACCGCAATGGTCCACGTAGGGCGTTGCAAGAACTCAATGATTGTGGCGTTGACGCGGTCGAGTTTTTTCAGCTCTTCTACGGTGAGATCTATCGAGTCCATGTTCTTTCGCACTATGAGTAATTTTTTGGGCTTGTCGCTTCTCGTTCCGGCCGCTCTTGCGCCGAGACCAGATTCAGGGTAAAGGTTTTCACCGGAAAGCAAAGGGATCGAGCACCGTCAAGATCGTGACCTTGCCCTCGACTCTCGGCTCCCATAGCCGAGGTCATTATGCGTCTCACCTTTTCCTGCGCAGCGAGTCAAGCCCTTCAGCTTGCGTCGGGCTGACATAGCCCTGCGTCGAGCCCCGCTGGCGATGATAGTGAAATCGTCGATTGCGTCGCGCGGTGCCTCGAAGCACCGGCTAAGCTTACTGTTCTTGTTACGGTAAGTTCCAGGCAAAACAGGCAATAGTGGGACCGCTCATAGGGCCGCTCGGGTAGCGAAGGGGAACTCGACTTTCCCCTCTTTTAATACCCATGCCTCAATCTGATCGTGCCATTTGCGCAGTAGGTCTAGTGGACGGCGGCGGTAGTGCTTCTCGGCGATCGCGCTGGGTTTATGCCCCTGGATCTGGGCGATGACACCGGCTGGGGTCTCACACCATTCGGACAAGGTGCCAAACGATCGGCGCAAGCCGTGCAGCGTGATGTGCGGCAAGCCAGCTTGCTCGAGTGCCCTGCTGTGGGCACTGCGCGGCTCTGCGAGCCTGCCAGTTGCCGAGGCGGGGCTTGGAAAGACCCAAGGTGAAGGGCTCCAGGTGAGGCCTCGTGCTTCGAGGCGTTTGAGTTGTCGCCGAGGCGGCGATACTTCGTTCAGCCGCTTGAGTTCGAGCAGTAGGCTGGACAGATAGGGGGTGAGTGGGACGGTCCGCCCTCCCGCACCTTCCACTTTGTCGTTAAGCGTCAGGCTGCGCCAGCGAAAATCCACGTCTTCCCAGCGCAGCGCCGCCAACTCTTCCCGCCGTGCGCCAGTGATGAGTAGGCCTTGGAGGTACGCGCTAATGACCGGGTTGTGGATCCCGCGCACGCTGGTGAACCAGGAGACCAACTGTTCCCGTTGCAGGCAGTCGCCCTCTTTTGCCCTCACGCGCGGGACAGCGTCTTTCACCCCACGCGTTTGGTAACTATCGGCGGGAATGAGCCCCTTGTAGGCCGGCATGTCTTGCGCCCAGCGGATGAAGCCTCGCAGCAGCCGAAACGACAGTGCGGTCATCGTCGGACGGGTGGCGGTCTCGGCCGTGAGCCATTGTGCGATGCGTGGTCCCGTGAGGTCGGGTAGCCGGAGCGCGCGCAGTGCGGCCAGCGGACCAGCCTGGGTGAGGCCTTGCCCCCGCTTCCTCGCTACCCCGCCTTCCGAGGCGTGCTGCACGTGGTCGCGGGAGTGGCGTTCGCTCCAAAACAGTTTGCGCTCTTGGATGTAGGCGTCCCACGCCTGGCCAAAGAGCACGTCTTGGCGTGCGGCCTCTTCTCGGCGAGCCTCCAAAGCCTGGCGCTGCTCGGCCTTCACTTCCCTGGGGTCCTTGCCCTCGTCCACGAGCATCTTGAGGCGGCAGGCTTCCGTGCGCGCTCTGCCCAACTCCCAGGCGCGTGCATCACCGATCGTGATACGCAGCGTCTTGCTGAACAGGCGGGACTCGAAGATGTAGGAGCGAGCGCCGGCCGCAGTGACCCGCAAGCCGAAGCCGGGGGTCTTGGCGTCCCAATGGATGGTTTGTTGTTTACCGGGCTCGCAGGGCAGGTTCTCTACCCGTGCAGTGGTCAGAGTCAGTTTTGTCGTCATAGGTGCCTACACAGTGCCGTGTAGGCACCATGTAGGCATTCTAGAGCAATCTGGGTCAACGACAATCCGCATGAAAATCTTTCAATTATCAAGTAAGTGTTTGATTTTAAAAGAAATTGTCGCATGTATCAACTTAAGTCATCACAAAGGAAATGCCTACTTGTGCAGATTGAAAATCCGCGTGTCGGTGGTTCGATTCCGCCCCAGGCCACCAGTATTCGCAAGGCGCTACAGCTATCAAGGTTGTAGCGCCTTTTGCTTTTTATTCCCACGGTGGGATTTCAGCTCAATCCACGTCGCGTCGAAACGCGCGAACGGTCATAGATCTTCGCGGTCGTTTTCACGTCGGCGTGCAGTTCTGGCAGCCCACCGTACTGGGCCTTGTGCTGGGTCGTGTAGTACGCCCGAAGGTCGTGGAACGTGAAGCGGCGCGGAATGATCTTGTCCTCCAGCGCTTTGGCCATGGCCCGCTGCCAAGTCGATGCGAAGCCGTCGTCCGTGTAGGGGTTGCCATCCCTCGTGGTGAAGACGTGCAAGCACTCTTCCGGCCGCGGCAGAGCGCGCAGTCGTCGCACCAAATCCTCCATGCCCGCGGTGATCGTGATGCTCTCCACGCGCTTCGCGCCACCGTGCTGCTTGGCCCGCATCAGTCGGATCCTCCCGAGCTCGTCGTCGATTTGCGGCAAGGTGAGGTGAATGAACTCGATGCGACGCGATCCAGCCATTGCTGCGAATTCGGCCATGAGGGCAATCACCTTGCGTTGTGGCCCCTGCCCATTGAGCCAGGCGATGAATGCTGCAAACGTCTCCGGCTCCGGCGCTTCGGTGCGTGGCCGCTCAAGATTGCGCTTCACCTGCTTGCACGGATTCACGTCGATGTCCCCGCGCTCGACCGCCACGGTCATCAGGTTGGACAGCAGCGCGATTTCGCGATTGGCCCGCACCGGTGCATCGGCCCGCTCGATGCGCAGATAGCGCGCGATGTCCGCGGGTCGCACAACACGCGCAGAGACCTTGCCCATCACCTCGAGCAGCTTCACGCTGTACTTCGCATAGTCCTCCTTGGTGCGCTCGCCCAGGCGCTTCCACTGGGGCATCGTCTGGTACGTGCGCCAGAGTTCGGTGATGGTGCCGGTATCGTTGCTCACGCCGTTGAGGTCCAGCACCTTCTGGATCGCCGCGCGCTTGTCCTGGCCGAGGTTGATCGGCTTGCCTCCAACTGGGTGATACCGGTACGTCACCTTGTCGCTGCCTGTATGGGGGCGCGCCTCCATTCGGGGCAGGAGTCCGAAGCCCGATGCCCTCTCCCTCTTTCGGCCCATCACTTACTCCAGTTGAAGCCGCTTGGCGCGACGTACTCGCCCTTGCCGTTGAGGCGCTCTTCGACCATGCGCCGGCCGACAAGGGGAAGGCCGTCAGGGCGCCGCGGCAGCTCCTTCACGCCCAGCAACACACAGAGGTGGCGCATCTGCGCATGGCGCTGCTTGAGTGGTGCGCAGATCTCGTCAATCTCTTTGGCCGACAGGAATGGTGCCATTGCGACGACTTCTGTCATGGCTTCAGCAGTCCCCCCAGAATCTCCAGCGCCTGCGCACGCGACTCGGTGTGTGCGATCGCAGCCATAGCCTCGCGGATAGTTTCGTTGCGGGCCTGCGCAGCCGCGTCGGTGCTATCCGCCCGGCCGGAAGTCTGAGTAGGCCCTTCAACGGTCACTGAGATGCAGCCGTTCTTGCTGCAGTGCTGGACCGTCTCGCAGGCGCTGCAGATCTCGTGCTTCATGTCGACACTCCCGTGCGCGCGGCCTCGGCTTCAACAGCGTGCACGATCGCATTCCGGATGTTCGCGCGAGCTCCCACGGGAACAGCCTGCCACACGGCCGGGAAGGCGACGTCGATGTGCTCCATCACGGTGAACGCCACCATGTCGGCGTCGATCTTGACCGCAGGCCTAGATACGAGCCGGAGCGTCGGCCTGTTACTGGTGGTGGTGCTCATGCTGCGGCCCTTCTGGCCTGGGCCGCTTGCTCGTTGTCCGCATCGATTTGTGACTTTGCCACGGTCACGAGGGTCTCGACCGCATAGAGCAGTCCATCATCAAGGCTGTCCGTGTTTACCGCGCGGATGATTCCCAGCAATCCTGCGAGCTCGTTGCTTGCATCGTCGTGCAGGGGCTTCGAGAGCGTACCGTTCACGTAGGCGGAGTTCGCTTGCTCTACCTTCTCCACTGCCTTTTCGATCAAGCTGTGGATGCCCCAGTGCATGTCGGTCGCCGCAGTGTCCGCCGCAGCTTGAGCAACATCTCGCGCCTGCAGGATTACGCAGTACGGGTCATGCTCCTCAATGGCCGGTGCTGCGGGAGCCTTGTGAAGTACTTCGTTCGTGGTCGATTCCAGCACAGGCGAATCTTCGCTTTCCGAGGGATCCTCCGGCAGCAGCTTGGTCAGCTCTCCACAGGAATCCAGTTCAGTGTGCGCCGCATCCAGCAGTGCATGACCTTCGCGCAGCGTGTGTTCGAGCACCGTGCCCTTGGCGAGGGCGATCACCGCCTCGATGACCGCCAGAGGAGGGAACAACGCCTCGTATGTGGCCTCTGCGCTACCCTTCGTGAGCGAAGGTCGGAAGACTGGCTCGAGCGCGGACGGTAGCCACGAAAGGCATAGTTGGTTCAGCACCATTTCCGCCGGCGAACTGGGTTCTGCCGCCTCGAGCGCCATCACGAGTTTGGCCTGAGCTCGCTTGATTGAGCCGATGACGGAGTTCGTGCGATCCGCCAGCGTAGCGGCAGGAGCCTTCGGTTTGGCCTTGGTGGTGGTCGCGGCGCTCATCGCTCGTCCCTCACGATCAGCGTGAAGTGGCCGTCCAAGAAGTGCTGCAGCGTCTCATTGCTCGGGTAGACCATGCTGTCGTCTGCGCCGCCGAGACGCATCGCACACCACACGACCTCTGCAAGTTGTTGGATCTGGCTCAGGATTCCGCAGTAGACCGGCCAGTCATCGGAGCCGTCGCGCATGTGGTACGTCTTGAGCGCCTTGGCCAACTCCTGAATGCTGTAGTTGGCATCGAAGGCAATGCGCATGCGCTTGTCGGCGTCGGTTTCCTCGTTCTCAGCCTGGTGCAGCATCGAGCGCGTCGGTTCGCTGGCGGCGGGGGCTGCATCGGTGCGGATCGCTTCGTAGATGCGCTCGACGTCGAAGCCCCCGCAAAGCGTGGAGGTCAGGCTATCGATGATGTGCAACGCATGGCGCAGGTGCCCTTCGACGTTCGGCCCTACTTTGTCCGCGGACAGATCGAGGACACCGCAAATGAGGGTCTCCGTATCGAACGCTGCCCGCTCGACTTCTTGCTTCGGCTCCTGGTTGCTGGTCTGGCCGAACGTGTTGATCGCCAAGCGCATCAAGCGCTTCGCCATCCCGCAGGCGTCATCGCGTTCTTCTTCGTCGAGCTGTTCTGCGCGCTCGAGCAGTCGGCAGACTGCATCGCGTGACTCAACGAAGGCAGGGCGCCAGTCTTGAGCCTTGTTCTCGATGGCCGGCTGGTTGCCGGATGTGGAGGGCTTGGTGACAGCAGTCACCGTGCCGGCGACAGGTGTTGCGGTCTTTTGTGGGCGCGTGCTAACATTTCCCATGATTTGGGTTCCTTGCTAGGGTTCTCGGGTCACAGAAGGGGCTGACCGTTGGCGCGGTTTGGCCCCTTCGCCTTTTGAGCCTCACCTTTCTACTTTCGTAGTCCGCTGTGAGGCGAAGCGGTCACTCGCTAGGGTGTTCTTTGCATGCCGTTAAGGCTATTCGAGTCGCCCAAAAATTGCGACCCACTGAAAAGTCACGAAAGAGTTACTCCAGAATTGGACGTTTTGTCTGGCGCGGCGCGCGAAATCGTGCTGCGCAAGCGGCTCACGATCTCGCCGTTCAGACTGCGGTCCGACTCCTTGCACGCGGCCTGCAACGCAGCATGTACATCGGTCGGGATGCGAACCTGTATGCGGGTATAGGTGGGTTTCTGTTGTGACATATAAATGGTGTCATTAATGTGATTGTGTGGTTGACACGAATTCAGTGTCAAGGGGGTGTGACACTGTTTCGGTGTAAATTCCTCGCATGGAAGAAGACCGCTATACCCGTATCACCTTGCGACTGCCGAAGGAGTTGCATGCGCGACTGGATGCAGCGGCGGATCGAACCTCTAAGAGCCTTAACGCCGAGATCGTCGGCAGGCTCGAAGAATCGTTCGTGATGAATGTCGATGCGCTCACCTCGAGTCTCATTGCCGAATTGCAGAAGACACAACAGGAGCTGACGAAAAGCCGTCTGCGGGCTGCTGTTGATGACGCTCGCCATCGGAAGCGTGGAGCGACGGCCGCCCTTGAAGAGGCGCGGCGCACCAAGGCTGAGCCCTCGTTGCTCCGTAACCTCGAAGCAGAAGCGGTTTCTGCGCACGCGGATCTGGTTGAGGCAGAGGAGCTTTTGGCTGGGACATTGGCCATCCTGGACAACTCGTTCCCGAGTCCTGGCCCAGAGGCGGCGGAATATCTGATCCATACGAAAGACCGGGACTTTCGCAGGATGTTGAAGCAGGACGACGACAAGCCGTCTGATGCGAATGAAGCGCGGGTGCCGATACGGCGACGGAAGCTGACCTGACTTCACGCCCACCTCCAGATGCGCCGGAGCACCAACCCCAGGGCGAACAAGGGCAGCATCAAAGCCTTGAGCGCGAGGCGCTTCAATTCGCGCACTCCGGTGCCACCCGGTCGAGCGCCTTCACCATCTGCTCGACGAGGCGGGTGCTCTGGGCTTGGGCGGGGTGCACGTCGTCGGCCATGTCGGCGGCGACGACAGGCACCGCGCCCCAGTCCGCGAAGGTGGCGCCTTCTTCGGCAGCCACGCGGCGCGCGATGGCGTCGTAAGCGTCGCGGTTTGCCACTGCCACGCGGGCCTGCGAGATGCCGGTGACGATCGGCTTCTTCCCGAGTGCCTTTACGCGCTGCACCATGGCACGCAGCGGCGCTTCGTAGGGCAGGGAGTTCCCGGCGTCATTCAGGCCTTGCTCCAGCAACACGATGTTCGTGTCGATGCCTTCATTGAGCATCGCCGGCAGCCGCTGCTGGGCGTTGTCGCCCGCGACGGACCGGTCCACCACGCGGTATGCGGGGCGCAGGCGCTGGATTGCCGCGGCCGGCGGTTCGGCGACGCGGACCGAGCTGAAGGTCGAGCCGTTGAGGATCGAGTCGCCGTAGAGGGTGACGCTGCAGTCACGCGCCGGGGCTGCGGGCGCTGGTGCAGGAGCCACAGAGGGCGCTGCGACGGGTGCCAAGGGCAGCATCGGCATGCCGCCGCCGGAAGCACCGCCGCCACCCCCGCCGCCGCAGGCGGTCAGAGCGCCTGCGAGAGCGACAGCGGAAACACTAAACGCGGCCTTCACGATGCCACCTCATCACGCTGGCGGCGGTGGTACTCGACGGCATCGGTCAGCCCGCGGCGCGGCACTGCGCAGGGAACCATGGTGCGGCAGACGTGCGCCCGGACGGCGTACAGGTGCACGTCGGCGTGCACGAAGCCGTGCGGGTCAGCGGGCAGTGCCGCGGCGGCCTGGTCGTACAGACGCGCAGCGGTGCGCCACTGCATCTTCGTGCTGGCGGGGTGGGCCGCCTTGGCCAGGGTCAGAGAGGTTTGGTAGGCCTGTCGTCCAGCGCCAGCCTGTTCATGGGTCATCGTTCACTCCGTCTTGCTAGGGACGGAATGAATGTAAGTCAGCTAATGAAGTATTGCAAGCAAACTTACGTGCAATTTGTAAGCATGCTCAAAAAAGCCCGCTCTCGGCGGGCTGCTCTGGTGCTGTCTGCTGTTTAGCTGGGTGAGGCGTCCGGTTTCTCTTGGCTCATCGACTGCAGGATGAGCGCGTACCGCTTCGCTGTCTCTTGGGCGATGCCTGGATGTGTCAGATCCTGAATCAGTCGGCGGGCAAATTCCAAGAGGGTTGAGGTGGGCATCACGACAACACCCACTGGCCGAATGCCTTCCAGCCCGGCGCCTGTTTCTTCCGCCAGGACCACTTTGGTGGTGTGGATGCCGTAGACAGCATCCATCACGAGGTCCGCGTAGATGTGCGGGACGCCTTCCGGAACCCGAGGCCGCACGGGCTGTTCCTGCAGCTGCTTCGCGGCGCGACGTTTCGGCGGTGAAGAGTCGCCGGTTTCAGTGGTGGGCGTTGATGCCTCCGTGCGTTTGGTCGTGTCGCGTTTTCTCGTGGTGGCCATATTCATCCTTTGGATACGCCCGTGGCACGACAAATGGTCTCGGCGAACGGCTCGGCAGTCAAAGCCGGAGTGCCGACATCGCGAGTGAGTCGGGCAAACTCCGGATAGCTCACGAACTTGACGAAGAGCGCGAGATCGAGTGCGTGAGCTGCCTTCACGAGCTTGGATAGTTGGACATCCCCGCCTTCAGTGTCCTCAAGCTTGGAGACTGCAGATTGTTGCGTTCCCATGCGGGCGGCGAGCTGCGCTTGGGTCAGGTTCTGGGCTTCGCGATTGACGCGCACCCCCCAAGCTATGAGGTTCTCTACGGTCGCCTCCATGGCGGCCCGCCGATATTCCTCGTCTTGCCATTCGGGTGGAAGCGGGTAATTGGCGAATGTGTTCGCTGAGTCAGCGAGATGGTGCGGCAGCCTATAGGACCGGCCAAGGACAGACGATAGTTCGTTCATCGAATCGACCGTCAATGCTGGAGCGGCATTTCCGAACTCGTTCTTCGTAATCGGATGGGTGGTAGACATTGTCCTTCTCGAAGCCTTCAAAGCATATCACGTATGCGTGATGTTTAAGGTCATGGTATCCGAAGATTCGATGCTGAGCGCCGTTCTCGTCCTTGAACCGTATCACGTAAAGGTGATCGCCCAAAGGACTGGCCTCTGGGCGGTCCCACTTTGTCGCCGGCTTGTCGCGGAGGAACTTCATGTTCACGTCGCGGCGAGCTCGTGCTTTGGCGGAAAGCCCAGCATTCCATTTTTCATGGTCGTTTCGCCCGCTGTCGGTCAGCCAAAGTCGAAACTCCCAGGCGGTGAATTCGCGCCGTACCGATCCCTGAAGCAGTTTCTCGAAATCAGTAAGTGGCGCAGGGGTAGGGGCTCGTGAGCGTGCGCGAGACATGGCTGATCAGTCTGGACGCCACTGGCTGGGAGACACGACGGCACCTACAGGCTGCATACCTTCGAGCTCTGAAAGCTCGAAGGTCATCCGCTCGCCACCATTGACGCTCATCACCTCGATGGAGTCTTTCCGCCGGAACAGCAGTTCCTTCACCATCTTCCGACCGTCGTTGAACTTCAGCAGGACGTACTCGCCCTCGTGCGGAATGCCATTGGGCTTGATGAGCACGTACCAGCCATCACGGATGGCGGGAAACATGCTCTGTCCTCGAACTCGAAGGCCATAGGCGTTCGGATCATCGACGGCGATTTCGATGTGGCCATCGCCGGCGCCAACGACGGCGCTGATTTCTTCGTAGTAGCCGTTCTCGCCCATCCTGGCGGTGCCTACCACCGGGACGCGTCGGATTTTGTTCATAGTGCCGGCGAATTCCGGCTCTACATCGGTCGCGGCACCGGCTTTCTTGGGCCCTTTCCCTTTGGCCAGCCACAATGCATTGAAGCCACTCCCTTGCTGGAGCTTGATTGCTGGTTCAATGCGAATGCTTGCGGTCTGCCCGTTCAGCCACTGCGAAACAGCCGAAGACGACACGTCAGCGCGCCTGGCGATCTCGCCGATCGACCAGCCGGTCTCAGCCATCAACTCTCTAAGACGGTCTTCTAGGGTGTTCATGTAAGGCGAATTAAATCGCTTATATAGTTAAGGGTGCTTGCGAATATCTGTTAGCATCCTTATCATCGCGGGACTATGAAAAAGTCTCGCGCACTCGAACTGCTCGGCGGCACCGTGGCAACCGCTGCTGAAGCAATTGGAATTTCGTCTGCTGCAGTGTCGCAGTGGCCCGAAGAGTTGCCATCGCGGCTAGAAGACCGTGTGGTTGCGGCGCTCGCCCGCAAGCAACTTCCCCCGGACGCCTTGGGCGCTGAGCCGGTCGCCACGCCGGCGGCGGACTGAAGTGCGCCCTTACCGTGAACTCCTGCGCTGCAGCGTGCGGGCAGTCGGCGCCACGGCGACCTCGTGCGCCACGAAGCGCAGCACCACGTCGCCGTCCTGCCAGCGCACATCCAATCTCGTCGTTCGCAACGTGATGCGCGGCGGCTGCCCTGGCGTGGGGCTCGCGTTCGTGCTGATCGTGGAGCGGCTGGACGTGTGGATCAGGTCGGGGTCGTGCGCCGGGGCTTGGGCGGGATGGCGTGTGTTCATGGAGATGAAGTCTCGGAGCGCAGCCCTGGAAGTACCAGCAAGACAGGCGGCACCTGGTTGCAGCCTCGTGCACCTGCTGCACGCGTCTGCAAGTGCGTGCATGGCACTGGAAGGGAGGGCAAATTGACCGTCGAAGCACCAGAGGAACGTGCGCGAAAGATCGTGTCGAGCATCCTCAAGGCAACCCAGCGCGACGCCTCCCAGACCGCCATCGCGGCGGCTATGGGGGTGAGCGAATCCACAGTCTCCAGGCTGCTCAGCGATCACCTAGACAAGTTGGCGCTGGTAATGGCGCATGCCGGCCTGCGCGTTGTCGGTCAGGACATGCGCTGCTTCCCGCCCGACTACGTGGACGCGTTGTTGCTCATGGCGAAGCAGCACCTGAGCGCTGTGCAGTCAGTTCGCACTCTGGAGTGGGACTGATGCGCCGCGCCGTTCTGTGGTTCGCCCACTTTCTCTACTGGCTCCGCGTGCACCGCGGGAATGTCAGCAACGCCCGTTGGGCCACCGATCACGAAATGGGCTCTTGGCGTTGAGCCGGGCCCCAAGCAAGGAAACGCCATGAAAGCTCACAACATTGAAGTGTTCGCACGCGACGGCGATGTCGTCGTGCGACAGGAGGCGCCCTATAGCGATGACTCCACTGATGACGGATGCGACATCGTGCTGTTGACGCCGCAGCAAGCAGCTGCGGTGTGCCGCTGGATCATGGCGGCGGCCCGCGAAATCCGTGCGAAGGGGGATCGCTCCCAGTGAACTATTTCGAGCTTCACATCGGTGACTACGCCGAGGCCACGCAGCACCTGAGCATCCTTGAAGACGGCGTGTATACGCGGATGCTGCGCAAGTACTACGCCAGCGAGAAGCCGCTGCCGGCCGAGATCGAGAAGGTGCAGCGGCTGATCGTCGCCAAGTCCGACGAAGAAAAGGCAGCTGTAGAGGTCGTGCTGTCCGAGTTCTTTGTGCTGCGCGATGATGGCTGGCATCAGGAACGCTGCGACGACGAGATCGCACGCTACCAAGCTGGCGAGCCGGAGCGCGTTGCCAAGAAGGCCAATGAAGACGCCCGAACGGAGCGGCATCGCCAAGAGCGTGCGTCGCTCTTCGCTGCGCTAACGAAGGCCGGGAAGCATGCTGCCTGGAACACCAGCATCAAGGATTTGCGGGCGTTGGTGGCTGCGTTACCGCAAACGGCACCTGCAACACCCGTCACGACACCCGAAACGTTCGAGGGCCCGGGAACTGTCACGGCACCTGCAACGCCTGTCACGGCTACCCAGACACCACTCCCCACTACCCACCTCCCACTACCCACTACCCAAAATAAAGAAGATACCCCCCTTACCCCCCAAGGGGGGAAGCGTCGCCGGAAGCCTGCGGTTGATCTCGGCCCGTTGATGGAGGGCTTCGAGGTGTTCTATGCCGCCTACGGGAACAAGGTCGGCCGGAAGGATGCGGAAAAGGCATGGATTCAGCTGTCACCCGATGACGCACTGCAGGCAGTGATCCTGGGCGCTATCGCTGCACAAAAGCCGCACCGTGACTACCGCGAGAGCGGGCGTTTCATCAAGTACCCGGCGAGCTGGCTTCGTGGTGAACACTGGAACGACGAGGTTCCGGGTGCGAAGACCAAGGCCGCGCCTGTGACCGACGACGGCCGGCAGTGGTGGGAGGTGGCCGGCTTCGAGCACCCGGGCGAGGCGGCGAACGCACGATGCCACGTCCTCAACTACCACGAGTTCCGCGATGGCAAGCGCATCGTGCAGGAGGCCAGCGCGTGAACGTCACCGAGTTGAAGCACATGCTGGCCAACCAAGCGTTGGAAGTCGCTCGCATGCTGTTGCCGCAGGGCAAGCAACGCGGCAGCGAGTGGAAGGCGGGCAACACCAGCGGCGAGCCAGGCGACAGCCTTTCCGTGTCCATCCGCGGGCACAAGGCCGGCGTGTGGAAAGACTTCGCGAGCGGGGAGGGCGGCGACCTGATCGACCTGTGGATGGCCTGCCGTGGGTTGTCCATGGTCGAGGCGCTGAAGGACATCAAACGCCACTTCGGCATCCGCGATGACCTGCCGAAGCCGCCGGAGAAGACCTACCGCCGGCCGGAGAAGCCGAAGTGCCAGGCCGCGAAAGGACGCGCGCACGAATGGCTGACCGGCCGCGGCCTGACCGACGACACGATCAAGGCCTTTCGGATCGCGGAGCAGCTGCAGCATGGCAAGACCTACGCGGTGTTCCCCTTCATCGACGAGGCCGGCGAGGTGCTGAACATCAAGTACCGCAACCCGGACGAAAAGAAGGACATGCGGCAGGAGAAGGACGCCGCGCCATGCCTGTTCGGCTGGCATCTGATCGAACCGAAGGCGCGGGCCGTCACGATCACCGAGGGTGAGATCGACGCCATGACGCTGCACCAGATGCGCGTGCCGGCGCTGTCTGTGAATCAAGGCGCCGGGAATCACCAGTGGATTGAACACGACTGGGAAAAGCTCGCTCGCTTCGACGACATCCTGATCTGTTTCGACAACGACGAACCCGGCGACAAGGGCGCAGTGGAAGTCATCAACCGCCTGGGCATCGAGCGGTGCCGCCGCGTTCGGCTCGGCGCCAAGGACGCCAACCAGTGGTTGCAGGACGGGGCCGAAGCCGTCGATTTTCAGCAGGCGATGGAAGGCGCGCGCCCGCTTGACCCCGAGGAGTTGCGCAACGCCGACGAGTACACGCAGGCGGTGGTCGAACTGTTCTATCCGCCGCCAGGATCGCCGCTCGCGCCCGCTCTCTACCTCGACAAGGAGCTGGAGTGGTTCCGCTTCCGCATGGCCGAATACACCTGCTGGACCGGCATCAACGGGCACGGCAAGAGCCTGATGCTCGATCAGATCCTGCTGGGCCTGATGCTGCAGGGCGAGCGCGTGGTGATCTTCTCGGGCGAAATGGGCGCCTCGCGCCACCTGAAGCGCATCCACAAGCAGGCCACAGGTCTGGACCGGCCCACGCGGGAATACGTCCACGCCGTGGGCGTATGGCTGCGCGACAAGCTCTGGATCTTCGACTTGGTGGGCGTGGCAAAGCTGGATCGTCTGTTGGAGGTGTTCGCCTATGCGGCCCGCCGCTACGGTGTGCGTCACTTCGTCATCGACAGCCTGATGATGATCGATGTTCCGCAGGATGGACCCGGCGCCATCACCAAGCAGAACGAGGCCGTGCAGAAGCTCGTGTCGTTCAAGAAGACGCACAACGTGCATGTGCATCTGGTGGCCCATCCGCGCAAGCTGCGGGACGAGGCTGAGGCACCGGGAAAGATGGAGGTCGCCGGCGCCGGCGGCATCGTCAACGGCGCGGACAACGTGTTCTCCATCTGGCGCGCCCAGAAGGACGAAGCGCCGGCCAACCCGAACGACCCAGAAGCCGTGGCGAAGTGGCAGGAGATGCAGGACGACATCGACGCGAAGTTGATCCTGAAGAAGCAGCGCGAAGACGGTGTGCAGGACTACACGCAGGTTCTCTGGTTTCACAAGCCCTCGATGCAGTACCGCACCAGCCAACGGCGCTACCCGCTGCGCTTCGTGGAGTTCTCAACCCAAGATCAGGAGGTTCCCCAATGAGCATGAAGGAGTTCGAGCAATACCTTAAGGCGTCCGATTTCTTCGCCGACACCATGAACGCACACCGTGCGGCAACGGCCGAGGTGATCGTGGGTTTTGCGCAGTTGCTGAAGCGCCGCGGTGTGAGCGATGCCGAATTCAAGGAACTGCTGCGGCGCCTTGAGGATGCCAGCGGCCGTCCTTCGGTGGATGGAAGTCGGCGCAACCTTGCGGCTCGGATCAGCGACAGCCTGAAAGGGCGCGCATGAAGGTGATCGAGCGCTACGCCAGCGCGGTTCGCTCGACGAACCTGGAAATCAACGAGCGGACCACCCGCTCCGATTCGGACGTGCTGGGAGCGATGGGGCTCGCCGCTCGGGAGTTCCCCTTGGCAGTGGCGCTGCAGCGCCTGTTCCTGGGTGACAGCACTGCAGGCCGCGAGTTGGTCGAGATCCTGGCCGACGACGCATGGCGACAGGCGAGGGCGATGAAGGTGAAGCTCAACCGCGTTCAGGCCTATGACCTGGCTCAGGGTTGCGTCGCGTGGCACCGGAATCCGACCTGTGAGCATTGCGGCGGGCACGGTGCGACGGTCATCCCGGGCAGCAAGACGCTGGGAGTGAAATGCAAGTTCTGCAAGGGCACCGGTCGCACGTCGCTCAGCAAGATCTTCAAGGAGCACGCCGAGGTTGCAGAGTGGCTGGTTACTCACATGGAGAGGCACCAAGCGATGGCAGGGCCGGAGGCAATGAAGCAGATCGCAGGGTATCTGGACTTGAAGATCGCGGTCGCAAAGGTGGGAAAGTAAAAAATCTTTACGCCAATGCGAGTTGTCATCTAAAATGGCGTTGCCTGTACAAATCCCGGGTGAGCCGGGAACAATAAGAGCAGCTCAACCCTTGATGAGCGGAGCTTCGTCTTGTTGTCGGTAATCCTCAGCGGAATTTGGGCCTCCGGACGCGTATGCTTTGCCCCGAGGAATCTTTACCTCGGCAACGGTGAAAGGGTCTTAGGCTATGAACGGGTTCGAGGCGCATGTCAAAGGGATGAAGGTCGATGAGCAACGTGCTTTGACGCCATCGGACATCGGCATGGAACTGAGACAGTTCCATTTGTTTGCAGACAGATTGATCGGCATTGGATACGCTGTCGGCGATATGAATTTTCTTGGCCGACACCCTCATCGAGAATCGGAGACTGGCCACGACTACATAGACGCGTTGGTGGTCGAGCGGATTCTCTAGGTTCGAACCCCAAGCCAAACAGCCCGCCCAGGTGCACACCTCGGCGGGTTTTTAGTTCATGCGGTGAGCCTATCAAGCTCCGCGCTCAGATATGCGAGATCCGGACCCGGAGTTCCAAAGGACTGCAATAGGATGCGCGCGTAGAAGGTCTCAAGCGTGAGCGGTTGGTGGGCATGGACGCCGCTTAACCCCTGTAGTACTGGAATACCGGACTGACTCACTGTTTGCTGACCGGAAACCGCGTTATGCAGTGCCAAGGTTGCCCTCGCCATTCCAGTGAGCAGGACGGCCAGTTGTTCATTCGAAATGGTCATGGACTATCCTGGAAGTTGATCGTCAAATGATGCCCCTCGAAGTTATGTTGCGCCAGCATCGCGCCTAGCTCTAACTTCAGCGATCTGCTGAGGCAGGTTGTAAAGGTAGACCAAAAGGAAATGCGTCAGATGGTGCATCTGATCAGCCATTTCTTCTGTGGCGTCCTCGTCGCCATGGAGCGCCTCATTTCCATCTAGCCGTAGCTCATGGGCCCACGCCTGCATATCGGCAGTGATGCGATGCTCGTTCGCGAGTTTGTCAATCCGCTTTTCCAGCTTCCAGGCCTCGACATCCGGAGCAAAGTTCTTAAGTGCCAGTTCCATTGTTCGCCGATAGCTGGCACAAGCAGCGTTCCAGGCCCTTCGCCGGCGGGACTCCGCAGCCTCTACGTAGCTTCGTGCGACCTTCTCAGGAACATTCTCAGGCGCGGCAATGATTGGAGCCTCGGGCCAGATGCCGATGACTTCAAAATGTGGCAGGTCCAATAGATTTCCGTGGTAACTAGTAGAACTCCAGGTTCCGGCTGAGTTGCGATTTCTGATGAGGGCGGTTAAGGGGCGGTCGCAGGCGTTGCAGCTTCCGAGAATTACTTTGGAGGCTGCCTGCTTTTTATCCTGATACTCACCATGGATCGTGAAACCCATCTCGTTGGCCCCACAGTGCGGGCAGTGTGAAACTAGTACCGCCATATCCTCTCCAGGTCGAACGTCCGAAGTTCAAAGGTTGAAGCCGCCGCAACCGTCAGCGCAAAAATTCTCAGTTTTGTGCGCGTAGGCAGTTCATTGCTTTTCATACCGCATCCTTTTGCGGCTCATCGCTCGCGGTCGTACATGTCGCGCACGCGCTTCACGTTGGCGCTATGACCATCGTGATTGGTCTCCCTTGTTCCGCCTGATGTGACGGTGGTGGTCCCACCGGAAGTGGTAACAGTCGTCTTCTGGCCGTTAGGGCCTTTGACCACCGTGGTTTGCCCGGCGAGGGCCGTGCCAAGGGACATCGAGAAAAGCAGCGCGACAAAGATGCTGGCGCGTTTGGTCTTCATGTTTCCTCCTCGTTGTTAGAGCTAATTGCCGTGGCATTGCCCCAGCAAGGCCATCCTAGGTAGTACCCAACGCGTATCAATCACGTGAATTGGGTAATTCTTTGGTTCTCTTTTTCTCGGCCCTGGAATTGAGCTGCATAACCCTGGGACCGGCGCACAGGTCCACAGCTTCGGACAAGCCGCGAGGCACCCGAGGGAGGAAACCAATGTCTAAAGTAGAAGTAAATACATCTGCGGGAGCAGGCAAACGTGCAAAGACCGGCGGCAGGATGGCTGGAACGCCCAACAAGGCCACGAAAGAGTTTCGGGAGACGGTGACCAAGCTTCTGTCCGATAACGCGGATAACGTCGCGCTATGGCTTGAGCGTGTTGCGGTGGGCGTCGAGCCTGTTCTTGATGCAGAGGGGAACGTCGCTAGGAAGGGTGTTCCGCCAGACCCGGCGAAAGCGCTTGATCTGCTGGCTAGTCTGGCTGAGTTCGCGGCACCGAAGCTTTCGCGCACAGAGCTGACCGGCAAGGATGGTGGACCGGTGCAGTACTCGAAGGTTAAGCGCACCATCGTTGATCCTGCGCTACCGAAGCCGTGAAGACCCTGAACCTGCAGACGGCCCGAGTGTTCGTGCCGTTGCTGACGCCTGCGCGCTACAAGGGCGCCTGGGGTGGTCGCGGCTCTGGCAAATCGCACTTCTTCGGCGAGCTGCTGATTGAGGACTGCATGGCCGAGCCGGGCAACTCTGGCGGCGAAGGAATGCGCTCAGTGTGCATCCGCGAGGTGCAGAAAGACCTAGCGCAGTCGTCGAAAGCGCTGATCGAGGCGAAGCTGCGCGCGAACGGCATCACTGAGGCGGACGGCTTCAAGATCTTCCGCGACTGCATCGAGACGCCCGGCGACGGGCTGATGATCTTCAAGGGCATGCAGGACTACACCGCCGAGAGCGTGAAGTCCCTGGAGAACTTCAAACGCGCCTGGTGGGAGGAAGCGCAGACCGCCACGCAGAATTCCCTGGACCTGCTGCGCCCGACGATTCGCGCGCCGGGGTCCGAACTGTGGTTCAGCTGGAATGCACGCCGGCGCACCGATGCCGTGGACTTGATGCTGCGCGGCGCCGAGATCCCTACCGGAGCGGCGGTGGTCAAGGCGAACTGGCGCGACAACCCGTGGTTCACGGCAGAGCTTGAGCAGGAGCGCCTGGACTGCCTGCGCATGCAGCCGGACCAGTACGACCACATCTGGGAGGGCGGGTACGTCACGGTGATGACCGGCGCCTATTACGCCAAGTCGATCACGGAAGCGCGACTGCAAAACCGCATCGGACGTGTCGCGGCAGACCCGCTGATGACCGTTCGCCTGTTTGCCGACATCGGGGGCACTGGCGCGAAGGCCGACTCGTTCGTCTTCTGGGCCGCGCAGTTCATCGGGAAAGAGATCCGCGTCCTGGACTACTACGAGGCGCAAGGCCAGCCGCTCGCCACGCATCTGGCCTGGCTGCGGTCGCGTGGCTACACGCCCCAGCGTGCACAGATCTGGCTGCCGCACGACGGTTCCACGCAGGACAAGGTGTTCGACGTGTCCTATGAGAGCGCACTGCAGGCGGCCGGCTACTCGGTCACGGTGGTGCCTAACCAAGGCAAGGGCGCTGCCGCCGCGCGCATCGAGGCTGGCCGGCGCCTGTTCCCGTCGATGTGGTTCAACGAGGAAACCACCGAGGCCGGCATCGCTGCACTTGGCTGGTATCACGAGAAGAAGGACGAGAAGCGAAACATCGGCCTGGGCCCGGAACACGACTGGGCGAGCCATGGCGCTGACGGCTTCGGCCTCATGTGCGTGGCCTACGAAGAGCCGGTGGCGCAGAAGCCTTTCAAGTACCCGAAGCTCAACAACGCATAAAGGAGCACAGCATGGCTCTTGGCAAGAACAACCCGCAGTATTACCCGAAGGGATGGCGCGCGGGCCCGCAGAAGCTCGCCCCGAAGGTGTTCATTCCCGAGAAGTCGGGCACCTACGTGAAGAAGCGCCCCCTCACGCCTCCCTGATATGACCGCTCCAACCCGATCCAAGCCAATGAACGAGGCGGACCTGAAGGCGCTCGTGGATTCGGAGCTGTCGCAGGCTCTGGGCGTCGAGAGTTCGAAGCTCTCCGAGCAGCGCCGCAAGGCCCTCGCGTACTACTACGCCGAGCCCGAAGGCGACCTGGCGCCGCCGGAGATCGTCGGCCGCTCGAAGGTCGTTTCGCCGGACGTGCGCAACACCATCGAGTCGATGCTGCCGCAGCTGGTGGTGAAGTTCGTGGGCGGCGATACGGTGGTGCAGTTCGAGCCCACGAAGCCGGGCGACGAAGGGAAGGCCGATTCGGCTACGAAGTACCTGAACCACTACTTCTTCAAGAAGTGCAACGGTCACACGCTCACCGTGACGTGGGCCAAGGACGGGCTGCTGCAGAAGCGCGGCGTTCTGAAGTGCTGGTGGGACACCCGCCACGAGGAAACCCGCGAGGAATACGTCAGCCTGACCAAGGTAGGCCTCGCGAAGCTGATGGATGACCCTGAGATCGAGATCATCGATCACAAGGAGTATCCCGACGAGGACGAGGCGAAGGCGCGCGCTCAGGCCGTCGAGCAGCTGCAGCAGCAACTCGCGCAGGCGCTGCAAGCCGCCCAGCAGCAGGCGCAACAACCGAAGCCGCCCGGGCCGCCGCAGGGCATGCCGCCGGGGCAGGGTGGCGCAGGGCCGGGTCAGCAGCCGCCCGCCGCACCGATGGGAGCGCCGCAGCAGCCGCCGCAACCGCCCCAGAACGGGCCGGCCGGCGCCGCGATGCAGATCCAGCAGCAGATCGCCATGATTCAGGCGCAGCCGCCGGCCGTGCTGTACGACGTGGGCTGTAAGCGTGTCCGCAAGGGCGGGAAGCTGAACATCGAGCCAGTGCCGTCCGATGAATTCATCATCTCGCGCGGTGCGAAGACCATCGCCGAGGCCCGCTTGGTGGGCCACCGGGTGAAGCGCACGCTGTCCGAGCTGAAGTCCATGGGTTACCCCGAGGACAAGATCGACAGCCTGGGATCCGACGACTCCGAGGGCAACAGCAACGCCGAGCGCATCGCGCGGGACAAGTTCGACGACACCGGCGACGAATTCGAGGGCAACAGCACCACGGACCGCTCGCAGTACAGCGTCTGGGTGAAGGAGCTGTATCTGCGTGTGGACTACGACGGCGACGGCATCGCCGAGCTGCGCAAGGTTGTACGGGCCGGAAACCAGATCCTGGACAACGAGATCGTCGATGAAGCGCCGTTCGTCAGCTGGTGCCCGGTGCCGATGCCCCACAAGTACTGGGGCCTGTCGGTGGCTGACCTGGCGATGCAGGGTCAGAAGACGAAGACCAGCATCGTGCGCGGCCAACTGGACAACATGTACCTGCAGGTGAACGGCCGGTACTTCGGCGTGAAGGGCAAAGTCGATTTCGACAGCCTGCTGGACAGCCGGCCCGGCGGCGTCGTCATGATGGATCAGCCCGGCATGGCCGGCCGCCTCGATCAGGGCATGGGCGACCTTGGCGCCGCAGCGCAGCTGATGGAGCAAGAGGAACAGGCGCTCGAAAACTCGACCGGCTGGACCCGTTACAGCCAGGGTAACGACGCGAAGGGCCTGAACGACACCTACGGCGGGGTTCAGATCATCACGAACAAGGCCGACATGCGCACCGACCTGATGGCGCGCAACCTGGCCGAGGGCTTCGTGGACCTCTTCAAGATGATGCTGAAGCTGGTCTGCCAGAACCAGAAGAAGGCCGAGCTGATCCGCATTGCCGGCGAGTGGATCGAGATGGATCCGCGCGAGTGGCGAAACCAATTCGATACGGACATCAACGTCGGCCTGGGCGTCGGCAACAAGGACCAGCAGGTCGGGCACCTCATGGGCCTGCGCCAGCTGCAGTTGAGCGGTCTGCAGTTCGGCACTTCGACGCCGAAGAAGATCTACGAACTGGACACCGAGATCGCAAAGGTCATGGGCTTCAAGTCTGGCGATCGCTTCTTCAACGATCCGGAGAAGACCCCGCCGCCCCCGCAGCCCAATCCGATGCAGGCGCAGATGGAGGTCGAGAAGATCAAGGCTCAGGCACACCTGCAAGTTGAAAGTGCCAAGCTGCAAAGCAATCAGCAGATCGAGGCGATGAAGGTTCAGCAGCAGATGCAGCTGGAGCATGCCAAGGCTCAGATGCAGGCGCAGGTTGACATCAACCGTCAGCGAGCCGAAGCCGAGCAGCATGCCCTGCGCATCAAGCAGGAGGCCGAGTTGGAAGCCATGCGCAGCCAGATGAAAGACAGCTTTGATCGCTGGAAGGCTGAGCTAGATGCTGCGGTCAGAGTCGAGGTGGCCAACATCAGTAGCAAGTCCAAGCTGGACAACCCCGCCACCGAGGCGGCAACCAATGAAATTGCCACTGAGGTGCGCCAATGACCGCCGTTCTGAAGACCTTGGCATCGCGCCTTCGTGCATTTCTGCTGCCTTCATGGTCGGTGCTGGAGGAAAGCGACGGCTCGTTCTGCCTCTACCGCCAACAGTTCGGCCGCACGCATCTGTTCGAGCGCTGGGCCACGCTGCGCACCGCCGGTCAGCGTCTTGCAGAGCTGCAGGGCCATGTGAACGTCGGCGCCGTGGTGGCGCCGGAACGCATCGCGAACGCCATCGGGCGGGATGTGCCTGAAGAGTCTGCGACGACGCCGCATGCGCGCGTCTATCGCGGCAACCGTGCCCGGGAAGTGCTCGAAAACGAGTCTTTCGACTGGGCTTTCAACACCCTCAAGTCGGAGATCGTCGAATCATGGCAAAACGCACCAATGCAGGACCCGCAGGGACGGGAAACGCTGTGGCTGTCACTGAAGCTGCTGGAGAAAGTCCGCTCTCACCTGGTGAGCAGGCTGGAGACGGGCAAGCTGGCGCAGCTGGAGCTGAAGCATCTGGCGGAAATGGAGAAGAACGCCAAGGCGTGGCAGGAGTGACTTTTGACATCGGGCGTGATGCTGTTGCACTCGTGAATGCTGGAGACCGCGAGACACCTGCCTGGGATGTCGTTGAGGCCGAGATCACCCGCCGCAACGCCATCGATCACCAGATCGCAACCGTCTGGCATCCCGCCGCCCGCGGCGACGTGATCGTCACCGCGCTAGGCAACGTCCGCGTGGCCGTGGGCGAGGTGGCCGAGTACCAACTGAGCACAGGCGAGAAGATCGCGCTCTAAGTTTTCGAGCAGGAGGCGGCCTGCCCGAGGGGATTCCCCTTTTCCCGCCAGCATCCGTCGCGAGACGCTGCGCCGCACAGTCGGCATGGAGTAAATCATGACTTTGGACACCCCCGATGCGGGACCCAGCGAAGGCCTGAGCGTCAATCAGGCATCAGAAGCCCTTTCCTCGCTTCTGGACGATGACCAGCCGGCGCAGACCGGAGATCGCGTCGAACTCAAGCAGGAACCTGCAACCAATACTGCCGCTGCCGGCGCCGAGGACACCGCCTCGGCAACCGCTGGCGAGGCTGGTGATGGTGGCGACGCCGGCGACGACGGCCAAGCGCAACCCGAGATGTTCACCGTCAAGATCGATGGCAAGGAAATCCAGGTTCCGCGCGAGGAAGTCATTGCGGGCTACCAGCGTCAGCAGGACGCGACCCGGAAGACGATGGCCGCCGCCGAAACGCGCAAGGCCGCTGACACCGAAATCGCGCAGGCCCGCGCAGAGCGACAGCAATACGCGGAAAACCTCACCCGCTTTCAGCACCAGCTGGAAGCAGTGCTGCAACAGCAGCAGGAAATCGACTGGCCCGCCCTGATCGAACGCGATCCGCAGGAAGCGATGCGGCAGCAGCACCTCTTGAGCCAGAGGCAAGCAGCGCTGCAGCAGACCTACCAGCAGCAGCATCAGATTCAGCAGCAGGTTGCGGCCGAGCAGTTCCAACAGTTCCAGGACCATCTCAGGAATCAGCACGACATCCTCGTTGCCAAGCTTCCGGAGTGGAAGGACGAAGGGACGCGCAAGGCTGAAATGACGGCCATCCGGGACTACCTGACCACGAACGGGTACACCGCGGCCGAGATCCAGAACGTGGCGGACCACCGCGCCATCCTCAATGTTCGCAAGGCGATGCTTTACGACCAGCTGATGAGCAAGGCGGACGCTGCGGCCAAGAAAGTGGCGAACACGCCCACCAAGGTGGTTCGCTCCGGCACCGGTGACTCTGGATCGACCGACAAGCGCACTGCCGCGTACCAGAACCTGGCCAGGACCGGATCGGTCAAGGCCGGCGCGGCGGTTATCGAATCTCTTCTCGATTAAGGAGGCGGCGAAATGGCTGCACCAACCAATACCTACACGTCCACCGCTGCGGTGGGCAACCGCGAGGACCTGGCAGACGTGATCTACCGGATCTCGCCCACCGAAACCCCGCTGCTGAGCCTCGCGGAGCGCGTCTCGGCGGACAACACCCTGCACGAGTGGCAGACGCAGGCGCTGGCCGCGCCGGCGGACAACGCGCAAGCCGAAGGCGACGACGCCACGGCCGACGCTGCGGTCCCGACCGTGCGCCTGGGCAACCGTACCCAGATCGCGCGCAAGACCGCGCGCGTTTCCGGCACGCAGCAGGAGGTGAACACCGCCGGCCGCAAGAAGGAACTGGCGTACCAGGTCTCCCTGAAGGCGCTGGAGATGAAGCGCGACATGGAGCTGGGCTTGACCCAGAACAACGTGTCGGCCACCGCCCCTCGTCGTAGCCGCGGCATGGTGGGCTGGATGGACGCTGCGAACGTCGATGCCGGCGCTGGCTACGTGGCCCCCAACTACGTCACCAATGTGGCGCAGACGGACGGCACGCAGCGCGCGTTCACCGAGGCGCAGCTGAAGAACGTGGCGCAGAAGATCTACACCTCCGGCGGCAACCCGAACACGCTGATGCTCGGGCCCGCGCAGAAGCAGACCTTCTCCACGTTCCTGGGCAACAGCACCCGGTTCGACGAGGGCGAGGACAAGAAGGTCGTGGCGGCCACGGACATCTACGTCACCGACTTCGGCGCCCTCAAGGCGATCCCGAACCGCATCCAGCGCACGCGCGATGCGTTCGTGATCGAGAACGAGAAGGTGGCGGTGGCCTACCTGCGTCCGATCCAGAAGACGCCGCTGGCGAAAACCGGCGACTCCGACGCAGTGATGATCCTGGCCGAGTACTGCCTGGAGAACCGCGCACCGCTGGCGCACGGCGGCGTTCTCGACCTGCTGTAAGCCCTCGGCAGGGCAGGTAGACCAAGGGGCCCGAGGTTCACGTTTCGGGCCCTTTCCCTTTTCTCTCCCAACGTCGCGAGACGCCGGAGGTTCTATGCAAACCATCGACACCCAGATCGTGTTTCGCGACGAAGAAGCATTCGTCAAGCGGACGCAGGACTGCACGCCCGTGGCCGAGCGCGCGAAAGAGATGCATCGCGCCGGCATGCACGGCTCCAATGAAGTCAAGCTGGCCGCGTCGATCCCCAACATCCTGATCGAGCAGTACTGCCTGGACAACGGCATCACCTATCGCGAGTGGTGCATGGACGAGGCGCACATTCGACGCATGCTGGCCGATCCTGCGCTGCAGCACTTCCGCATCTGGCCCGGGCGGATCTGAGCCATGGCGATCAACAGCTACACCACGCTGCAGGCGGCCGTGGCGAACTGGATGAACCGCGGCGACCTGGTGGCCGTCGTGCCGGACTTCATCTCGCTGGCCGAGTCGCGGATCGCGACGGATCTGCGCGTGCGCCGGCTGCTGACCACCATCCAGTTGAGCACTGTCGCCAACGGCACCGTGCCGCTGCCGGCCGGCTGGCTGGAGTTCGAGGCGCTGCGCTACAACGACCGCCCCATCGACCTGCTGACCTCGGAACAGATTGCCGATCGCTTCGGCCAGGGCTCCGGTGAGCCTGCCTACTACACCATCGAGGGCGACCAGCTGGTGCTGGGCCCGACGCCGGATGGCGTGTACACGCTGGATGCGCGGTACTACAAGCAACTCGACCCGCTGGCGACGACGGGCGCGAACTGGCTGCTGACCAGCAAGCCGAATCTGTACCTCTATGCCGCGCTGGCCGAGGCCTGCCTCTTCGTGAAGAAGAAGGACGACGCGGCCTCGTGGGCTGGCTTGTACGGCGGCATCGTCGAATCGCTGCACGTCGAAGACGCGAAGGCGAAGCACAGCGGTTCGCCGTTGAGGGTGATCCCGCGATGAGCCCGATCATCGGCTTCGCACCGGATGCCGATCCCACCACGGTGGGCGTGCTCACGGCCTGCGCGAACTTCATCCCGTTCGAAGCGGGCTTCAAGGGCGCCCCGTCGCCGGTGGCCGTGGCGGTGGCCGCGCTGGCAGCACCGTGCCGTGGCGCAGTGGTGGCCACGCGCCTGGGTGGCACGCGCCGGGTGTTCGCTGGCACGCAGACGAAGCTCTACGAGCTCGCCGGCACCACCTGGACCGACCGCAGCAAGGCCGGCAGCTACACCGGCTCGACGGAATCGCGCTGGTCGTACTGCCAGTTTGGCGACACCACCATCGCATCCAACCTGGTGGACCCGATGCAGCAGTCCACGGCGGCAGCCTTCTCGGACGTGCCAACCGCGCCACGCGCAAAGATCGTTGTCAGCGCGTCCAACAACTTCGTTCTCGCCTTCAACACGAACGACGCGACCTTCGGCGTGTCGCCTGACCGGTGGTGGAATTGCGCGCAGAACGACCAGACGAACTGGACGCCGGCGCAGGGCGGCCCGACCACCGGCCGCCTAGTGGCTGTCGAGGGGCCGATTCAGGCCGCGCTGCCGCTGGGCGACTATGTGATCGCCTACAAGGCCCGGGGCGTGTTCCTGGGCTCGTTCGTGGGTGGCGATGCACAGTGGCAATGGACCCTCATCACTGGCGCTGACGCCGGCGCGGTGGGCCAGGACGCGGTGTGTGACATCGGCGGGGCGCATTTCTTCGCCAGCGAGGGCGATTTCTGGCTCTTCGACGGCACGCGGCCGGCGTCCATCGCCGAGGGCGTGGTGCGGCGCTGGTTCATCGACAACTCGAACCCGGTCTACCGGTTCATGACGCAGTGCACCTACGACAAGCAAAACGGCTTGGTGCGCATCAATTTCGCGTCGAAGCTCTCCATCGGTGTGCTCGACTGTACGCTGGTTTACCACGTCAAGCGACAGCGCTGGGGCGTTGCGGATCAGGTCGCGCAGGCCTCGCTGAACTACATCGCGCCGGGTGTGACCATCGACGGCCTCAACGCCATCGCCGCAACCATCGACGCGCTGCCGAATGTGCCCGTCGATTCGCAGTTCTGGGTAGGCGGCGGCCAGCTGCCGGCCTACTTCAACAGCAGCAACCAGCTGGTTTCGCTCAACGGGATTTCGACCTCATCCAGCTTCACAACCGGCGATCTCGGTGACGACGACGCGGTGACGATGATCGATCGCTTCCGCACCCGGTTCACGAAGTCGGCCGCCACCGCGCTGGCTACCGGCTTCATCAAGATGAACGAAGGAGATGACCTCGTGGAGGGTTCTTCCAGCGGCATCTTCGATGGGAAGTTCGATCTGCGGCAGTCGGCCCGATTCCATCGGGTGCGTATCGACATGACGGGCGACGTGCAGGCAACCGCCTTCGATGTGAAGGCCATTCCTGTGGGGGATCGATGAAGAAGCTCGACGCCGAGCCACGCCTGCAGGGCGCCATCGCCTCTGTTGTGGAGTGGGCGCGGAAAGTGGTGTTGGTGGTCAACGCGAACAGCGACGAGACCGTGAAGTCTGATGCCGCGCTGACAACACTGATAGCACAGGCGGCGCCTCCAACATTGGTTGGGCTCTTCGCCGCGAACAGCGCTCCGCCTGGCTGGTTGAAGGCGAATGGGGCTGCGGTGTCGCGCACTGCCTATGCCGCGCTTTTCGCTGCAATTGGCACAACCTTCGGGGCCGGCAACGGAACGACGACCTTCAACCTGCCGGATCTGCGCGGCGAATTCCCGCGAGGCTGGGACGATGGCCGCGGGGTGGATACCGGCCGTGTTTTCGGGTCTTCCCAGCTCGATGCATTCCAAGGCTTCGGCCTGAAGGTCTATGCCCTGACCACGGCCGCGGGCACAAACAACCTTTTCTACAACTTCAGCAGCACCGTCAATGCGAATTCCGGTGCATTGGCTGGCCTCACTCATTTTGAGGCGCGCGATGCGATTGCAAACGGCTTCGGCACGCCGCGGGCCGCATCGGAAACGCGGGGCCGCAACGTTGCGCTGCTGGCCTGCATCAAGTACTGATCATGAGCACCAAAACTGTCTATGCATACGACGGCGCAGGCCTATATATCGGCGCCGTCGATCTCGACGAAACCGATATGTCGCCGGAAGAGCCGGGCGTCTGGCTGGTGCCTGGCAGTTGTCTTGAGGTGGCGCCTCCGCCATTCGATGCCGCCACCGAGGTGTGTGCGGCAATTGATGGCGGATGGGTATTGAAAGCGCTTCCTCCACCTCCGCCGCCACCGGGGCCGCCTTCGCTGGAGGAGCGCATCGCGGCTCTTCAGGCAGCCGTAGACGAAACGCTGAATGCTGCCGCGCGTGCGCGGAGGTACGACAGCATTCATTCAGCTGCGCTGCGGGCCGGGTTCCCGGGGCCATTTCACGATGAAGGCATGGCCTATGCCATCTGGATGGATGCGGTGAATGCCAAGTGCTACGAGGTGCTGGCGCTGTACCTGGCTGGCGAAATCGCCGAACCCACACGCGCGGAGCTTCTGGCGATGCTCCCTGCGCTGACCCTTCCCGATCAACAAGGAGCCTGACATGGCAATCGACACCTCCAATCTCGGGATGGGCGGTAACCCGTTCCTGGGTGCAGACAACCCGAATCTGCAGTCCATCATCGACCTGTCCTCGCGGGACATGGTGAACAACTTCAACCGGACCACGCAGCCCGCCTTCAATGCAGCGATGGTGCGCTCGGGCAGCTTCGGGAATTCGGGCATCGATGCGGCGAACCTTGCGGCGCAGGGTCAGCTGCAAACCAGCCTCGGCGATCTCGCATCGAAGCTGCGCTTCAACGACTACAGCCAGCAGCAGGGCATGTACCAATGGCAGAAGCAGTTCGACACGAACAACCAGCAATGGCAGAACCAGTTCGACCGCTCGGTCTACAACGACGCCTACGGCCAGAACCAGCAGAACCTGCAGACGGGGCTGTCGCTGCTCGGGATGCTCGGCGGCCTCAACGGCCAGGACATCACGAACAGCACCAACTACCAGAACACGCCGCTGAACTACCTCACGCAGTTCTCGAATCTGGCCGGCGCAATGGGTCGCGGCGGACAGACCTCTAGCACGACCGGCACCAGCGGCGGCGGCACCAGCCCGATCACCTCGGCGCTCGGCGGCGCGCAGCTCGGCAATGCGTTCGGCAAGTGGTGGAACGGCGGCGACAGCTACCAGAGCATCAACCAGAACGCCCAGAACAACGGCTACGGCAACACCTTCCAGCAGAACGGCTACTCGCCGGATGTGTCCTATGGTTGAGCTCGGCATCGTCCACCACTTCGGAGGCGGCGTGTACGCGAAGGAAACGCACGTCAAGGCCGGCCAGGTGCTGGTGCAGCACAAGCACGAACACGCGCATCTCTCAATCCTGGCAATCGGCACCGTGGAAATGCAGGTAGGCGGCGTGCGCTCGGTTCTTGCGGCGCCGGCCTGCATCACCATCGAAGCCGGCAAGCATCACGGAATCCGCGCGCTCACGGATGTGGTCTGGTACTGCATCCACGCGACCGACTGCACCGACCCGGCCGCTGTCGATGAGGTGCTGATCGCGGACGGGAGTGATCACGGCGAGATGCAGGACATTGCAAGGGGGCTCGCACGATGAGCCACATCAAGCTGCTTTGGCGGGGCCTCAACGTCGAGCCGATGCGCGCAGCACTGAAGGCGCATCCGGAACTGTGGGACCAGCAGACCGCGCGCACCGCGCCCGAGGACTCGCCGCACCACGGCCTCTCCGACATCTGGGCCCGCTTCGCCGATCCGGAGACGATGCAGCCGGACGGCTCGCACGACTCGATCTGGTATCCGCCGGCCGACGTGCTGCCCGTGCGCAAGATTGTGTTTCCGTTGATGGCTGGCGTCGAGGGCGAGCGCCTGGGTGGCGTGCTCATCACGCGCATTCGCCCGGGTCAGGTCTGCAAGCCGCATACGGACCCGGGCTGGCACGCGCGCTACTACCAGAAGTTCGCCGTTCAGATCTCGGCGGCACCCGAGCAGGCATTTCACTTCGAGGATGAAAAGCTCGTGACGGTGCCCGGCGACATCTACTGGTTCGACAACGCTTACACGCACTGGGTGACCAACGACAGCCCGGTGGACCGCATCACCATGATCGTCTGCATCAAGACGGAAAGGATCTGACATGCCTCTCTTCTTCAAGCACCAGCGCGCGATGCCGCGCATGCCCTGGGGCGTCGTCGGCGCCATCGGCGGGACCGTCGTCAACAACGTGATGGCGGACGGCAAGGGCGGCAGTGGTGGCAGCAGCCAGCAATCGTCGAGTGAGCCGTGGGCCATGGCGCAGCCGTGGATGATGTCCAACATCGTCAGCGGCATGAACCTGCAAAACCAGCTGACGGCGAGCCCATTCAGCCCGCAGCAGCAGGCCGCCTACGACAACAGCTATGCGCTGAACGACTACATGCGCAACCTGGTGCCCAGTCTGCTGGGCCAGATCGGCGGTCAGCAGGTCGGCTTCGACCCGAAGAACCCGAGCGCGCGGCCGCAGGCCTGGAACTGGGCAGGTCTGCTGTCGGAGGGCGATCCGAACCTCGGGCAGCGCTCGGTCCTCAACGCGAAGCCGCCAAGCACGGCCGCCGACACGGCGCCGAAGCAGTCGGGCACCTTCACGCAACAGGGCGATGTTCTCAACGGCATGAACCGCACGGGCCAGAACGCGGATGGCAGCCTCATTGGCGCCGGTGGCTACGGCTCGTTCAAGTACGGCATGCCCATGCCGCAGCCCGGCACGCAGGCCTACCGCGACATGTCGGAGTACTTCGCCAACGGCGGTGCGGATCCGAACGACATCTACGGACGCAAGGCCAGCGCGTACCAGCTGCAGCCGGCGAACCCGCTCTCGTACCTTTGGACCTCGGGCGGCGGCCCGGGCATGGTTGCCGGCGGCGGCATCGGCGACACGGGCGCCAATGCAGCGGCCGCGGCCTCGGGCAATACCGCTTGGTAAGGGAGGCGTCATGCCAGGACTTTTCGATTTCCTCCAGCAGCCGGATGCGCAACTCGGCCTGCAGTTGCTCGCGGCCGGCGGCTACTCGCCCACGCCAATGGGCGCCGGTCAGCGCATCGCCGGTGCGCTGCAGAATTTTCAGGCGCAGCAGGTCACCAATGCGCAGCAGCAGCTGGCGCTCCAGAAGGCCGCGCAGGAGATGCAGCTGAGCCGCCTGCTTGCCAGCCGCTTCGCCGGTGGCGGTGCGCCTGCAGGAGGCAGCCCTGCCGGCGGTGCTGGCGTCGCTCCCATGCCCGTGGGCAGCGCTCCTTCCGGCGCTGGTGCTGGAGGCGGCAGCGGTGGTGCTGGCGTCGCCGTTCCTTCCGGCGGTGCTGGTGGCGCCTATCCGCTGAACCTGAGCGACATCGGCCTGATGACTGCAATGGGTATGAAGGGTGCGGAGAACCTGTTCAACCAGTACAAGTACGCCACGGACGGCGTGCAGCAGGTGGCCGGCAACTACTACAAGGACCCGATGACGGGTGCCGTGCGATACCTGCCGAAACTTGACGTGGGGCAGGAGATTGGCCCGGATGGTGCCGTCCGCCCGGTCGCTGGCTACATGGCCTCGAATGCCGCGATCAAGGGCGTGGAAGCCGGCGCGACTACGCGCGCAACCGAGGCCGCGAAGTATCCCTTCACCGTGGGCGCGGACCGCGAGCGGCAGACCACGCAGGCCGCGCTCGATCCGCAGGCGGTGGTGGGCGCTGATGGGAACACCTACTACGTGCCGCGGCTGTCCGTGGCCACCGGTGCCACTGGTGCCGGTGGTGCTGGCCAAGGCGGCGCCGTAGCGGGCGGTGCGCCGGCGCAGGGCGGCTTCATGGCCGGCCGGGATCCGGTGCGCCAGCAGTCGGCGACGGCGCTCAATGACAACTGGATCAAGAACGCCTATCAGCCGACGTTGGATGCCGGGAACGCTGCTTCGGACGCGCTGACCAACATTCAGGCCCTGCGCACCATCGACCTGAAAACGGGGTGGGGCACCGATGCGAAGGCGACCGCTGCCAACGTGCTGACCGGCATGGGCATTGCACCGAAAAACGCCGAGATGTTCGCGACCAATGCGCAGAAGTTCCAGTCGGTGGCCATGGATCGGCTGATGAAGAAACAGGTCGAGCAGAAGGGCACTGCGACCGAAGGCGACGCGAAGCGCATCAACCAGACCTATGTGTCGCTCCAGAACACACCAGCGGCGAATGACTTCATCCTCGACCTGGCCCAGGCACAGGCCAACCAAGACCAGCGCCGCGCGCAGTACTACGAAGCGGCTCTGCCGCTGGCGCAGAAGTCCGGCGACCTCACGCGCGTGGATCGCGAGTGGCGGAAGATCAAGGGGTCGATCTGGGCGGATCCGGTCCTGCAGCGCTGGAGCCGTTGATGGAGCTTTTCAACCAGCTGGAAGGCCAGTTCGGGCTGCCCGCCGGGCTGTTGGATGCCGTGTGGGCGCAGGAGTCGAGCCGCGGCCGCGCGATGCTGTCGCCGAAGGGCGCGAAGGGCCACATGGGCTTCATGGATGCCACCGCGCAGCAGTACGGTGTGGCAGACCCCAACAACCTCACGCAGGCTGCCACGGGCGCCGCGCGCATGTATTCGGACCTGCTGCGCCAGTACGGCGGCGATCTGCCGCGCGCACTGGCCGCCTACAACTGGGGGCAGGGGAATCTCGCTCGCAAGGGCATGGATGCCGCCCCCGCGGAAACGCGCAACTACATCAGGGAGGTCACGGCCGCCATGGGACAACCTCAAGCACGCGCACCCCAACAAGATGCGCCCTCAGACGACTGGGCCACGCTGAATGCGCAGTTCGCGCCCGGCGCCCGCCAGGGCGCACAGGAGCCCGATCCGTGGGCCGAGCTCGGCGCGAAGTTCGCGCAGCCGGCGGCACCGACCGGAGCGCCGGCACCGGCGCGTACCCAGCAGCCACAGCAGCAGGCCACGGGCTCCGATCCGGTGCGCCGAGCTGCCACCGCTGCGATTCCCTTCGCGGGGCCGCTGCTGGCAGCCCTGGACATCGATCCGGACGTACCGGCGGCGCTGAAGGGTTTGGCCGGCGGTTTTGCGGATCTCGGTCAAACGCTCATGAACAGGGGAACGAAGGTAGGCGCGGATGCCATGCCGACGAATCCGGATGTGCAGTGGATGGTGCCTGAGAACGTGCGCCGGCCGGAGCGCGGCGTCTCCACGCTGGTGACGGGGCAGCAGCCCGCGAGCCGAGCCGAGAAGGCGAACGCCGAGCGCGCGGCATCGCTGGATTCGTTTTACCGCGACAACGCCGGCAATCCCTGGTTCACTGGTGGGCGCATCGCCGGCAACGTCATCGCGACGATGCCTGTCGGCGGTGCCGTGGCCGCGCCAGTGCGCGCTGCCGCGCCGGTGCTCGCGCCGTTGGCTGACGCTATCGCTACCGGTGGCTTCCGCACGGGGCTTGCACCCACCACGCTGGTGAGCAAGGCTGGCAACGTGGCGCTGCGCGGTGTGGGTGGTGCAGCCACCGGCGGAGCTTCGGCGGGGCTTATCAACCCCGATGAGGCGCTGCTGGGTGCGGGTATAGGGGGGGTGCTGCCGCCAGCACTGTCTGGCCTGGCGAAAGGTGGAGACTTGCTCGCTGCTGGTGCTAGGCGTCTTTTCGCGCCTCAGTCCGCAACCGACGCGCGCGCAATCCTGCAGGCTGGCGGTATCGTGCCCGCCGATATTCCCGCAGTGCGCGCGGCGCTGCAGCAGCAGGGCCCCAACATCGTGCCTGAAGGGCCGACCGTCGCGCAGATCCTGCAGAACCCCGAGATTTCGCAACTCGAGCGCAGCGTGCGCAATGCGCCTGGTGGGGCTCCCGCCCTGATCGCCAAGGACCAAGCGCAGAACGCGGCCCGGCTCGGTGTGGTGAACGACATCGCCCCGGTGGCTGCCGATCTCCCTGCGGCGCGAACGAACTTCGGCAACACCATCGCGCCGCTCGCAGCAGACGCGCGCGCAGCTGCGTCAAAGGAGGTTCGGCAGGCTTTCGATGCAGTCGATCCCTTCAACGAAACGCGCTTCTACCTTCCGTTGCCGGAGATGGAGGCATCCAAGGCCAAGTTTTTGGGCCCGGGCACCTTCGGCACCGGCAGCAAGGCACAGGCAGCCATCGACACGGCCACTGATGTGGGCACCGAGGTGCTGCCGGCCGTCACGGCTGCCACGGCGCCCGGTGTGCGGCGCCAAGGGCAGACCATCGTGGATGCCATCAAGTCGCTGGGCGGCATCAAGCAGGATTCGCCAGGTGCGCAGGCATTGGCCGGCGAGATCGCCGACCTGAAGCAGGCCGGCGGCGGCATGCGATCGATCATCCAGAACGGCCGCGGCCAGTCGCCCGACACACTCGCGCAGGCGATGCACGCGCAAGGCTTTATCCCCAACGAGGACCCCGCCACGCTGCTGGAGGTGCTGCGCATCCACGCTGGTGGGGACAAGGTGTTCGCCAAGGGTGTGGACCGTAGCAACGTGTTCCGCGCCGGCATGGAGGCCGCACAGGGCGAGGCGCCGGGCGCCGAGGTGATCCGCAAGACCGTGCCTTTCCAGACCGTGCAGAACCTGCGCAGCTCGATTGGTGAGGCAGCCGAGCAGGCGCGAATGCGCGGCGCCAACAAGGAAGCTGCAGCGCTCGACAGCATGAAGGCAGACATCGACAAGCGTGTGAACTTGGTGCAGATCGGGCAGGGCGACGCGGGCGAGCACTTTCCGCCCGACGTGGTGGCGCAGTGGCGTAAGGCCATCGACCTGCACGCCGACAAGCAGGATCGCTTCGCGCGTGGCCCGCAGGCCGGCATGTTCCGCAAGGGCGGGGACGGCAATTACTCGGTGGAGGGCGGTGAGCTCGCGCCGAAATTCTTCTCGCCGCGACTGTCGCAAGCCGAGGACATCGAAGCGCTGAAGCGCATGCGCCTGGGTGATCCAGTGCTGAAATCCTTGAAGAGCTACGCGACCACCGACGCATCGCGGCGCGTCACTAGCGACGGCACACTGCGCAGCAAGGCCTTCAATGACTGGCTCGACGCACATGGCGGTGCGATTCGCGGCCTGTTCGACGATGCAGAACGGGCCCGGCTCACGGGAGTGGGCGCGGATCTCAAGCGCGCGTCAGATGCAAGGGACCTGGGCCGCGCTACGGGCTCGAACACGTCGCAGAACGTGCAGAACGCCCTGGGGCTTGGGCTGCTCGACAGCCGCGCGGTGAACTTGCTGGCCAGCCGGACGCCGTTCGTCGGCCGCTTCACTGGCCCGATGCTCGATGCGTTGCGCGAGTCGGCGAAGCGCGGCAAGGCGGCTCGCATTGGCGGATTGCTGTCGGATCCGGAGGAACTGGACCGCGCCATCGCGGCCTATCAGCAGGTCCTGGCGTCGCAGGCGCAGCGGCCGGCGCTGGTTGGTTCTACTTCTTTTGGTCCGGCTCTCTATCGAGCCGCGCCTGTGTTATTGACCGGCCGGTGATGAGCCGGTAGGCGAAGCTAACGATGAACACCAACACGCAAAGGCCGATGCCTTTCCAGATTAGATATTGGGCGTGTGGGCTAAGACCTTCCATCGGCGCATTTTAGGCCGCGACCCTTTTCCCCTTCAAACCCGCTTCGGCGGGTTTTTTCGTTTCTGGAGTTCCACCAATGGCAGTCATCACCGATATCAACTCGCTGTCAACGAACCCGTCCTCGAATGGACCAGACGGCGCCGTCGATCCACCTTCGGCCCTCGACGATCAGCTGCGCTACCACGGCGCATTCATTGCGCAGCTGCGTGATGGCCTAGGAATGCCTGTCGGCGCGCTTCTGGCCTTCGCCGGCACTGTGGGAACGCCCACGGGTTGGATCAAGGCCAACGGTGCGTTGGTGTCGCGCACCACCTATGCGGCGTTGTTCGCCTATGCGTCCTCGCAGGGGCTCGTATCAGAGGCCGCCTGGACGTCCACCAGCTCGGGCCGCTTCTCTGTAGGTGATGGCTCGACCACGTTCCGTCTCCCAGACACCCGAGGGATGTTCATCCGCGGCCTGGACGAGTCGCGGGGGCTCGATGCAAGTCGCGTTGTGGGCACCTATCAGGAGCAAGCGAATGCGCCGCACACGCACAGTGTGACTGATTCCGGGCATATCCACGGCGACACGGGGCATTCGCACGGGGGCTTCACAGACAGCCAAGGTTCGCATCAGCACGGCTATTCGGGATGGACCTCCACCGGTGTCGTTGCCGCAAGCGGCCTTACCAGCGCAACGGTCTATGCGCCAACCGCTGCAGCCACCGACGCCGCTGGCTCTCATGCCCACAACATCGCGACCGATGTGCGGACCTCCAATTTACTGGCAAGCGCCACCGGCATCTCGATCCAGTCGCAAGGTTCGGAGGGGCGTCCCAGAAACATCGCCTACCCCATGTTCATCAAGTACTGAGGCCTGACATGTACGTCTTCCACTACGACCCCAACACGATGGCCTACGTGGGCAACAGCCCGGTGGACTTCTGCCAGCTGCAACCCGGCACTGCCCTTGTGCCGGCCTGGGCCACGCAGGTTCCGCCGCCTGGTGGCTGGGACAGCCGCATCGAGCTGCCGTTCTACGTGCCGGGAAAGGATGTATGGGAGGTGCGCCGGCTTCCGCCACCGGCGGCCGAGCCGCCCTCGCCTTCGGATGCCGAAGTCCTGGACCGCATGCAGGAGCTGAAACGCACGCTGGAAGCGCACCTGCGCGCGGCCGGCGAGATCGTCGAAGAACTCACGGGGGCCACGGCCAAGGAGAGCGCATGAAGCAAGAGCTGAAGGACATCGCAACGGAGCTGGCCGTGCGCACCGCGCCCGCGAGCGGCATCGCTTGGTACGCGGACATCAGCTGGACCGGCGTGCTGACTGGCGTGCTGGTGGTGCTCCAGATTCTGTACCTGCTGCGCAAGTGGTGGCGCGAGGAATCGGAGTGGGGCCGCCGCCTGAAGGACTGGGCTGAACGTCAGGGCCTGACGAAGCCGGGAGGCTTGTCGTGAGCCGCGCTCAGCTCGCGGTCAAGGTGGCCGCGCCCCTGGTGCTGGGCGGCGCTGCGCTGCTCGGCGCAATGCACCGTTGGGAGGAACAGCGCCTGGTGGTCTACGCCGACAAGCTGGCCGGCGGCCTGCCGACCTATTGCAGCGGCCGCACCCAGCCGCCACGGCCAGTGGGCGAGCGCCTGACGCAGGCGCAGTGCGACGCGATCGACGCGCAGACCGCCTCCGATTACGGCCGCGCGGTGCTGGCCTGCATCCCGGCCGTCAAGCTGGATCAGAACAGCTTCGACGCCTTCACGCTCTTCGCGATCAACGTCGGCAAGTCGGCGGCATGCGGCTCCCGCGCCGCGCAGCTGATGCGCGACGGCAACCGCGAGGCGGCCTGCAAGGCTCTCGCGCGCGGGCCGGATGGCCGGCCGGTCTGGAGCTACGCCGGCGGAGTGTTCGTGCGAGGGCTTCAGAACCGACGCCAGTACGAGGCCAACTGGTGCCTGACGCTCGCGGAGGCCCCATGAAGCTTTACTGCGCGCTGTGCGGTGGCGAAGGCCATATCGCGCCATCGTGCCCTTGACGACGTGTAGAGGAAATGGCGATTTCCGTGCATGTCGGGCGGACGTGTTCACTTTTTCCGGGACTCTGAACATGTTCCCTGATCTGAAAACCCCGCTGCTCTGGGCGCTGGGCCTGGGGCTCGTGGCTGCGCTGGCCACGGCCGGCATCGAGCGCACGCGCGCGGCAGGTGCTCGCGCTGACGCCGCGACCGCGCGCAAGGAACTGGCCGACTACCGCGCCACGGCCGCCGAGTCCGGCCGGCTCGCGGAGCGTGCGGCCCGCAACACCGAACAGACCTGGCGCTCTCGCGTCGATGGAGTGATTCAAGATGGCCAACAACAGATTGCCCGTGCGCGCGACGATGCTGCTGACGCTGTCCGTGCTGCTCGCCAGCTGCGTGACGAGCTCGCCGCCTATCGCGCCGCCATCCGTGCAGCCACCGCAGCGCCCGCCGCTGCCGCCGGAGGGCCGCCAACCACCGATCCCCTCGATTTGCTCGCCGACCTGTTCGGCAGGGCTGACGCGCGAGCGGGAGAACTGGCGGCAATCGCTGACGAACGCGGTGCCGCTGGCGCCATCTGTGAGCGCTGGGCCAGAGCCACTGAGCCCTGAAAACTAGCCCGCCGCCTCGTGGAAAATGGGCTCATGAAATCTATTCGATACGCTATCCCGGCAATCATGCTGTGTGCGACTGGTCTGCTACAGGCGCAAGTCGCAATCGGTGGCGTCGGCAACAGTTCATGCGACGTTTGGATCAAGGCTCGCAAGGCGCCGGCAGGGCAGGCTATGGAAACCATCACGCAGGCAATGATGACCTCTTGGGTACAGGGATACCTATCAAGCAAGAATTCCACTGGCACCACTGTCAAGATGGTTTTGGAAGTCCCAGACCCTGAATCAATAAAAATGGTCTTAGACAGGGGGTGCGCGCTGATGCCAGATGCACTGATCTTTGCGGTTGCAGACGATTTGGCGAACACGCTAACCGGGATATATCAAAGCCAGAAGCGCAAGTAGCCTTGACTCAGCATTGCGCACCGGCTCAAGTGACTGACCCTCTACAGATGGCTTTTTCTTTGGCGATCATTCAGTCAGCCGACGCCAGCAAGCTGGTGCTGAGCCGACCTCGTACAAGTCGTGCTGATGGCGTCGAGGCCTTGAAGCGCAAGTGCATCGAGTGGATCGAGAAGGCCGAAGCGGAGCTACCGTCCCGCCCATGAACAGTCGCCTCAGGGGCGGCTTGGTCACGCTCGCCCGCCAGTTCGGCCCGCTGGGGGCGGGCTCCTGACCTCGACCGGCCCGATGCCGCTGTACACCGTCGAACCGTCCTTCAGCGACGTGACCGTCCAACGCTCGGCACCGTGGCCGGGCGTGACCTTGTAGTCGCCCGGTGCCAGCGGCAAGAGGCACACCTCGCGCTCGGTGTCGCTGTACCAAGTTGGGGTGTAAAGGACGGCGGGTTCCGCGGGGAAGAATTCGGCTTGGCTCATGGAGGGATTGTCGGGGTCTAAAAACAGGTCGCCGGAGGGCGGTGGCGCATTTGGCTCGGCTAATCAGCGTTCTGCCGCTCAATCGGCAGGATGTGCCAGACCTGCCGGAACTCCTTCATACGTGGTTCGCCGTCGATCATCTCTGTATCCAACTCCGTCCCCGACCACAAAAAGCCAGACCCCTTGTATGGCATCAGCACCGGATCTGTCAGGCGTCCTCGACCTGCCATCTGAGCGGTGCCGTAGCTCACGTACAGGCTCGCCTCGACAGTGTTCCTGGCTGAACTATTCTTGTCCCGATCCGACTCCAGCAGAGTGACCGTGTAGCGGCGCGGCGGATCGCGCTCCGTCCGCTTGAGACGGAGGCCCTTGCGCATCAGGAATGTGACGTCGGCGAAGAACATGCTGTATGAATATACAGCTTTCTGCCTAACGACTAAGGGTGACTTTCAGCGTCCTTCCTGGTCCAACGCCTTATCTCCAGAATGATTCTGAGAGCCCGAAATTCTTCCCAAGGAACTGTGCAGACGTGTGCACAGTCAATCCACTGTGAAGTTTGTGCAACTGTTTGCTATCATATATATAGCTAAATGCCTAGATCTGATGGAGTATCCCGCTGGATTTTGCGCTGCACAAATGGACAGTAGGGGAATCCCGGAAAAGGGCGCAAAAGCACTAGATACACGTCACAATAACTTTTGTCAGCGTCGGCAAGTAACCTCGGAGAATCGTCATGTCAAATCTCTTCCCTCGCGCACGTGGGAATGCTGACACGCCTCCCACCACGCTACTTCAGCATCCGCAGCCGCAGAAGGTCGTTCCGGATGTCGTCAAGACTCAGCCGGTTCGTGATCCGTATGCAGAGTTGTCTCGCGCAAGCGACCGACTCACTGCCGGCAAGAGCATTTTCGAAAGCGTTCTTTCGTCCAAGAAATTGCAGACTGCGTAAGCAATGGCGGATTCGTTTCCTCGGACCACGGATCTTCCTAAGCAGTCACCGCTTTTCTGGGTCAATCACAAAGACCGATATCTTCGGCAGCTCTTGATCGAGGACATCCAGGCCGAGACTGGCCGGAGTCTGTTGGTCTATTTCACTGACTGCGATAACACTGGCGCTCAGATCGACACAGGAGACGATGTCCACTTCGCTGAGTTGCTGAACACCTGCGTTGGGCAGCCAATCGATCTGCTGCTTGAGACCAATGGTGGCATGACGGATGCCACGGAAAAGCTCTGTTCTCTATTGCGGGCAATGGCTCCAGATCTGAGGGTGGTTGTTCCTCGCCGTGCGAAGAGCAACGGGACTGTATTGACCATGTGCGGTCAAACGGTGGTGCTCGGTGTGGAATCGGAACTCGGTCCAATTGATCCAGCATTGGGCGCAATTCCTGCGCACTTCGTGCTCAATGCACCGCCTGGCTCATTCAACGCGATTGACTATCAGATCGCCCAAACGGCGCAGCAGCAAACGGAAAAGCTTGCTCGGGACCTCTTGTCCACGGGGATGATGAAAGGCCGAGCCGCAACAGAGATCGACGAGGTGATTGCGAAGCTGGCGACTCGCAATGTTTACCACTCCCATGGCTCTGTCATCGATTACAAGGAGGCTCAACTTCTGGGGTTCCATGTGACCTTCTGCGATCAGAACTCGAGCCTTTGGAAGAAGTTTTGGTTGCTGCGCGCGATGTATCAATTTGACTGCCCGTTGAACGGCGTGGCGAAGCTCTTCGAATCGGCCCGTATCAGTACGGGTGTAGCAGCACCCAAGCCACCGCCTACTCCCGCTCCCTAG